TTGTTAAACCAAATTCTTTTCAGGCGCAGGCAATAAGATTGACCCCATCGAGTTTCGGATTAGCAAATCAAACATTTTTTTCAAGTGTTGACTATTATAATAGTATAATTTCCGCATTAAATTCTAGGAATGATATTCCTGGTGAATTATTTGATTATCTTTATGAATTATTAGATTATGCCTATCAAGGTTATGGTAATTATAATGGTATAAAAATGGATAATTTTCCTTGGGGTCCATTGCAAAATTCTTTTGGAGAAGTGATTGGGGCACTATCTTGTGCTAGAAACAGAGATGGTATATTGAGTGGAATAGTAAATACTGCTGGTTTGGGTGGAGCATCGATTTATATAGCTCCTGAGAGTGGAACGCTATATGATTATAAATTAATAGTTGGTAATGATGAATATTTGATATCTGCTAAGTCTGCAAGAGGTGTTTCTAACCAGGTTAAACCTCAATTCGTTATTCCTTATATTACAGAATATAATTTAACTTCAACGACTGAGTATAGAGTTCTTCAATCACTGGCAGATGAGAGGGGTAGAAAGTCCACCGTACACGGTCCTTTTTACACTTGGAGAATTATTCAAAGTAACAATGAGATAACTGATGCTTGTATTGCTGATATAAACGCAAATTATACAAGTGGACCACAATCAAATAAAAAGATATCTGATCCTTCTATTTGGCAGAATTTTGTGAATATACATATTCCTTCTAAAAAAAGTAAATCAAATATAAAAAATGTTACCTATGGTGAAATTAGATATCAATGCGAACAATCTATTGAAAGTTGGTCAAAGAGTGGAACACAAAATAGGGTCTTGAAAGAAATATTTGAAGTTTTTTTGAACAAATCTAGAGTAATCTATGCTAAACTGGATTTGAACAGGACAACTGGAAGACCAACATTTACCGCTTCTGCTGGTGGTGGGACATCTTTGGTAAGAAACCTTTATTTAAGAACATCTAACTATGCGACAAGAACAGACGATAGAATTGGTTTTCAGGTAAGTTAAATGGATAAAAATATTCAAGGTTTTATCAAAGAGTTTAAAGGTAAAGAGTTTAAAGACTTTGTATTATTTGTATTTAAAAAAATGCAAAAAGATATTGATTTAAAAAAGAAAAAGCAGGATAAGGATAAATATATAAAGGTCAGACAAAATTTTTTAAATTATATTATTGCAAACGAAAAAGCAATAACTATTGAACTCAATAAGAAATATAAGTAATGAAAAGTTTTTTCCAATTTTTAACAGAAACAACTGCTTCCCAACAGGCAGCAAGACTTGGGTTGCAAGGTGATGGGCACGGCGGATGGTATGATAGAAAAACGGGAGAGTTTGTCGCAAAGACTGAAAAAGGTAGGTTGAAGTTTTATAATAAGCGTCAAGGAATTGGTAAAGATCCTGCTCAGACAGAGACTGAAAAGAATATCTCAGATCCAAATTTTGTAGATCCCGTATTACAACAACAGCAAGCACCTGCTCCTCAACCAGTTGCTCAGGAAGCACCACCTGTAAATTTCCTTCCTGTTGAAAAGACAAAAGGAACATTAACGATTGCATTTGGTCGTTTCAATCCTCCACATCTGGGACATCTTCAACTGATGGATACTGCTGCTGCATCGGCAGAGCAAGAAGGTAGTGACTATATGATTATTCCTTCTCGTACACAAGATAAGAAAAAGAATCCCCTTGATGCTGATACAAAAGTTGCATTGATGAGATCAATGTTCCCTCAGCATAGTGAGAGAATTGTAAATGATGCCAACACCAGAACTATTTTTGATGTTCTTAAAAAAGCACATAATGATGGATATACGAATGTGAGAATCGTTGGTGGTGCCGATAGAGTGAATGAATTTAACAAACTTGCCAATAATTACAATGGAAATCTTTATGCCTTTGATAATATTGAGGTAGTTTCTGCTGGTGACCGAGATCCAGACTCTGATGGTGTTGAAGGTCTTTCTGCATCCAGAATGCGTCTTGCTGCTGCTGAAGGTGATTTCAAAACATTTCGTTTAGGAATGCCACCAGATATGAGACCAAAAGATGCAAGAGCAGTTTTTGATACTGTTCGTGCTGCAATGGGCATTCAAGATCAGGTTGCAGAAGTTTGGGAGATTGCACCTAAGTTTGATCAGGGTACTTTGCGCGAAAACTATGTTAGAGAAGCAATCTTTAAGATTGGGCAGTTGGTTGAGAATCTAAATACTGGTCTTATTGGACGCATTATACGTCGTGGAACTAATTACTTGATCTGTGTCACAGAAGACCATATTATGTTTAAGTCTTGGATTAAGGATGTGATGGAAGCAAAACTTACAAATAGAAGTGGTGTTCCTGCTGATCAAAGACTTGTTGGAACTGATGCATATCGTGAATATGTTGAGACGATGGTTCCTGGACGTACTTGGGGAAGACAATTCATAAATAAGTATAGAAAAAGTAAGTAATCAATCTTTCCCCAATGAGTAACAATATTTTTGAGGAACTTCCATCCAGAAAAGGTGGTGAAGCAAAACCTGGTGCAGATGCTGCTGCTGGCATTGAAAAGAAGGCAAGACAGCTTGTTTATGATTCTCGTTATGAAGTTAAAAAAATGTTAGCAGGTAAAAGAGCGGATCCTGCATCGCAAGAAAGAATGGTTCTTGGAAGAATTGCTAAATCAACTGCAATTCCTGCTGTAAAGGCAAGAGCAAGACAAATGGTTTCTAAGAAAGCCGCTGTTGCGGAAGATTTTATTCCTATGATGGAAGATGCTGCTGCAATTAATATTGCAAATGCAATGTTTAAGGTTTTTGTTGAGGGTGTTGAAGAAATTGTTCCAGATTACTTAGAGGAACTGCACGGACTAGACGACAAGAAATATAAGATTAGAGTTACAGATCCTAAGACTGGAAACTCTTATGTCAGATATGGAACTCGTGAAAAAATCACTCAACTTAGATCAAAAGGTCTGAAAGTTGAACTCACCGAGTATGGTGAACCAAGAGAGGGAGAAAAAAAGAGAGGTGAAGAAACTGCACGTGCTACCGGTGGTGGACGCCCTGGTGGTAAAAAACCAAAACTAGATCCAGTTGGCAAGGAAGATAGTGATCCAGACAATGATGGTAAGCATAATGATCCAAATGACAAGTACATTATGAAGCGTCGTGCTGCAATTGGTGCTGCCATTGAGAAGAGAAAGACAGTTTCTTCTTCTTATGAAATGGATGGGCAGATGATTGATGAGAGTGAAATTGGTGATAGAGCAAGAAGAGTTGTTCGTGATCAGCGTCAAGGAGTTCATGGTGATGCTGATGATATCAAACAAAATATGGATGCGATTAATCTAAATCTTTTGAAGATGAGACCATATGGAGTTAAAGGATTTCCATCTGTTAAAAAGGACACTAAAAAAACTACACAAGTTGCTCATTTTGAACCAGAGGGTAAATTAGTCGAATCTAAAAAATCTAAGAAGCATAAAAAAACATCCGAACCACGCTGGCAAGATAGTGATGGTGATGGTAAATGGTATGAACCTGGTGAAGATGTAAAAAAAGAAGATTATCTGTGGGCTGAAGGAACTGATAGTACAGAAGGTCAAGGTAAGAAAATAAATCCAACCAAAGTTGACAATTATTCTTCTGGTGTTGTTAAAATTTCTCCAGAAGATGGAACTCAAACTATTTCAACTGGACCAAAAGCAGTTTATGCACATACTGAACTTGAAGGTGAACTGATTTCTGAAAAAGCAATGAGTAAAGCACAACAGCGTTTTATGGGAATGGTTTATGCCCGTAAAAAGGGTGAGATGAAAAAAGGTGAGGCATCACCTGAGGTTGAAGCAGCAGCAAAAGGTATGACCAAGAAAGAAGCAAAGAAATTTGCTAAGACAAAGCACAAGGGTCTTCCTGAAAAGATTGAAGAATCTGGATATTTTCCATCTAAAGAGTCTCAGAGAGCAGATGAGAAAAAGTATGCATTAAGTCGTGATGGTATGCCAGGACAAGTAAAACACAGAACAGTCAAAAATCAGACTAAGGTTAATGAAGAGCAGTGCTCATCCGAAGACGAAAAGAAGAAGGACACTCGTGGCGATTATGCAAAGATTAACTTGATCAAGAATAAGTTGAGGGCGATGGGTGCTAAGAATCCAATCGTAATGGTTGCTAATGAGAATGTTGAGGCAGGTCCAATTCTTCCTGGTGAAAAAGGTAAGAGAGTTTATCCAAAGGGCCAAGAACCAAAGGCAACTGGTGCAAAACTTCCCCCCCTTCAAAATGCTGGTTTTGAACCAACAGGTAATGTAATTTCTGAAAGAGATGATGAACCAGGTGAAGAGGATTGGAGACCAGATGTTCGTGCTCATAATAAAGCAGTAGGATATCGTGGTGGGTATAATAAGTATAGGGGAACTCGTAAACCAAAACCAGAAAATCCTGGACCTGGATCACAAGCTAAACCAGCAGATTGATAAATAAGCCAGGACACTCTTCGCACGGAGGCCATTATGGGCGCAGTAGTAGCAGTGGTAAAACCACTTCTGATTCAGATTGCGACACACCCAGCAGTTAAAAATCTTGTTGTTGAACTTTTAACTAAGTATGTAAAATCCACTGATAATAGTATTGATGATGTGGTTCTTGAATTGGTTAAAGAGAAACTCTTTACACCACAAGCATGATTACTTGCTTTGTAACTAACTGGGGAGTAACCATTGTTCTTGGTCTATTACTAACTGCTTCCGAGTGGTTAGCAAAAACAAAAAGATTTGAGGAAAATGGATTACTTGATTTAACAACAAATTTTCTAAGATTAGTTTTACGTAAAGGAGACCAAAAGTAAAGGTCTCCTTTTTTTATAAATATCAATATAAAAGAATTATAGGGTAAGGAAACATGTCTCTTTGGGGCAATAAAGATTTAGTTGGACAGGCTGGAACCGTTCAAATCAACCTTTCAACAGAAGTTATCACTGGTACTGGAACTACTTTTGCTACTACTGGATTTACTGTAAGTGAAGGTGATGTTATTGTAGTTGGTGCTGGCGCAACCTATGGTCACGCAGTTATCTCATCTGTAACAAGCAACACTATTGCATCGATCGCAACAACTCAATATTTGATTCCACACCCAACAACTGGAATCATCACAGCAGCATCTTATTTCATTACACAAAGACCTATCTATTCAATTGAAGATTCTGTTTATAAAGCACCTGATGCAAAATCAAACAGATATTCTTCAGTCTTTGGTGTAGATACGGCTGAGACGACAGTTGCTGGTGTAACCACAGTTGGTGGAAAGGCAGGTGCTTATAAAGTTGCTCACGCTGGTTGGGTTGGAGTTACTACATATACTGATATGCACGGTAACTTCAGAGTTAAGTCTGAAACGTTAGTTGCTGGAAGTATGATAACTGGTGACGCCGTTGATGACACCAGATTCCCAGACGCCTGATAATATGGTATGAGATTTGACGAGTTGAATGAGAGTAATTATTTACTCTTTGCTATAAAATTCTACAATAATCCTCAGGCAGTCACCAGAGATGATTTTGAGGCAGATCTTAAACGTATTCGTTATATTAAAAGATTGCTGAAAAGATATAAAAATACTGGTGAGTTGAAGGTTCATTTAATATTGAATCATCTTATCATCTTGTTTAATGTATTTGATGATGCGACAGTTCCTCTTCTTTTTTATCATCTAGAACAAGATCTTTGGCCAGCAATTAAAAGTTTTTTGGTTTTTCTGAATCGTATTCCAGAATATCCGAGAACTAGAATTAATGAAATTGATTTAGATGATAATTGTTTAAAACAACTGCAAACAATCTAATGGATATCGAAAGAGTTATTGATATTGTTCGTACTCTTAAAGAGGAAAACGGTGGAATGAGTCTTGGTGCTGGGCAGATTGCTGGAACAGTAGAGGCAGGTGATGATCCCCCAGTTGATTTAAGGAAAAAAAATGCAAGAGGTTGGAATATCTTTTTTAGAGGTCTTGTAAGACAAAATCGTAAAAAGAAAAGGAAGTCCTAAAATGTTCGGCAATAATTCTGAGGTTCAACTAGCCGTGCTTCAAGAAAGATTTAAAGCACATGAGCAGATTATCGATAAAGTTGATACTGCTATTCAAACTCTAAGTGAGACAAATCAGAATATTTGTAAAATGCTTGCCGTTCATGATGAAAGAATAAGTGTTCAAGCAAAAGTAGATGAAGATATTTGTAAAAAAGTTGATGATATTGAATTAAAGGTTGATGGATTATATAAATTTAGGTGGCAAGCTGGTGGAGTTATTGCTGTAATAGTTGCTCTGATTGGAATCATAAATGCATTTGTTCCCAGACTATTGACTCCTGCCCCTGCCCCTGCTACAATAGAACGAACGAAGTAATATCCTTTCATAATGGATTTGGTTGATTCCAAGTATATTGGATTAGTTTCATCACGCCTACAAAAATTTAAGAGGGTCAAAGCGGATCTCTACAACTTCCGCTGTCCTATCTGTGGGGATTCCCAACGTAATAAAAACAAGGCACGCGGATATATTTACGCAGTGAAGAACAATACCAACTTTAAGTGCCACAACTGTGGCGCTAGTTCGTCCTTTAATAACTTTCTAAAAGAGATTGACCTTACACTTCATAAGCAATACACACTTGAAAAGTTTAAAGAAGGGCATACTGGTAGAAACTTTGTTGTTGAAGAACCAAAGTTTGATTTTAAAAAACCAGTATTTAAAAAATCACTGGATTTACCAAAAGCATCTACTAATCCAGTTGCAAAAGAATACTTGGAGAAGAGAAAACTTGATCCAGAAAAGTTTTACTTTGCTAACAAATTTAAAGAGTGGACTAACTCTCAAAAAGAAACTTTCGACACTATTGGTAGGGATGAAAGTCGCATAGTTATACCAATGTATGATAAATCCGATAATCTTATTGGTTTTCAGGGAAGAGCACTAGGTCCAAACTCTGTTAAATATATCACTGTGATGCTTGATGAGGAGGCACCGAAAATTTATGGACTTAATACAGTCAATGAAAGACTACCGATCTACGTGGTTGAAGGACCCTTTGATAGCACTTTCGTCAACAATAGTGTGGCTTTGTGTGGTAGTGACGGTGATGTTCGTTGTCTTGAAGGAAGCAGTATTGTTTTTGTTTACGATAATGAACCTCGCAATAGAGAAATTGTCAATCGTATTGCCAAATGTGTATCAAGAGGGGAAAAGGTCGTCATCTGGCCAACAGGAATCGTAGAGAAAGACATCAATGATATGGTCCTTGCTGGACACAACATTATGGATGTGTTAAAATTAAATACCTACTCGGGTTTAGAAGCAAAAATTAAGTTTAACAACTGGAAAAAAATATGAGTAACGGCACCAAAGTTATCAAGAGAGACGGTAAAACTGAACTTCTTGATTTGAATAAGCTCCACGTTATGGTGGAAGAAGCGTGTAAAGATCTTGCTGGAGTTTCTGCAAGTCAAGTTGAAATGCAGTCTGGTATTCAGTTCTATGATGGTATTACAACAGCAGAAATTCAGGAGATTCTAATTCGTTCTGCTTCTGACTTGATCGATTTAGATCACCCTAACTATCAATTCGTCGCTGCTCGTCTGCTTTTGTTTGCTCTACGCAAGCAACTGTATGGTCGTATGCACGAATGTCCAACAGTAAAGCAACATGTTCTTCGTGCCGTTGGTAGGGGTGTTTATGACTCCGAAATCCTTGATTTATATACCGATGAAGAATTTGATAAACTTGAGTCGTTTATCGATCATAGTCGTGACTACTTGTTCACGTATGCTGGACTTAGACAAGTAGTAGACAAGTATCTTGTACAAGACAGAAGTACTGGCGAACTTTATGAAACGCCACAATTTATGTACTTGATGATTGCTGCGACTATTTTTTCAAAGTATCCAAAAGAAACACGTTTAGAGTACGTGAGGAAGTACTACGATGCAATCTCCAAGCACAAAATCAACATCCCAACACCTATCATGGCGGGAGTGCGAACACCACTTAGACAATATGCTAGCTGCGTCCTTGTTGATGTTGATGACACCCTCGATAGTATCTTTACTAGCGATATGGCTATTGGCAGATACGTTGCACAGAGGGCGGGGATCGGCATCAACGCTGGTCGCATCCGTGGCATCAACAGTAAAATCAGAGGGGGAGAAGTTCAACACACGGGTGTTGTACCATTTCTCAAGAAGTTTGAAGCAACTGTCAGATGTTGCACGCAAAATGGCATACGAGGTGGATCCGCGACAGTACACTTCCCAATCTGGCACCAAGAAATAGAAGATATTCTAGTATTGAAAAATAATAAAGGAACTGAAGATAATCGTGTTCGTAAGTTAGATTACTCTATTCAAATCTCTAAACTGTTCTATGAACGATTCATCCGCAACGAAGAGATTTCCCTCTTCTCGCCCCACTCAGTTCCTGGTCTGTATGATGCTTTTGGAACTGATTCTTTTGACGATTTATATGTACGTTACGAACGAGATCAGTCTATTCCAAGAAAGACTATCGGAGCTCAAGAATTATTTCTAGATTTGCTCAAAGAACGTGCAGAAACTGGTCGTATTTACATTATGAATATTGATCACTGTAACTCTCACTCATCTTTTATTGATAAAGTTGAGATGAGTAATCTGTGTCAAGAAATTACTCTTCCCACTAAACCACTTCAACACATTGATGATATTGATGGAGAAATTGCTCTTTGTATTCTTAGTGCCATTAATGTGGGTAAAATCAAGAGTAATGACGATCTTGAAGTTCTTTGTGATCTTGCCGTTCGCTCCCTTGATGAACTTATTGATTTTCAGGGATACCCCGTCAAGGCAGCAGAAATCGCCACTAGGGCACGACGTTCTCTTGGGGTGGGTTATATTGGTTTAGCACACTATCTCGCCAAGCACGGCGAGCATTATGATGATCCTGGTGCCTGGAAACTGGTACACGATCTCACTGAAGCGTTCCAGTATTATCTGATTCAAGCAACTGTAAACCTTGCAAAAGAAAAGGGTGCCTGTGAGTATAGTCACAGAACCAAGTATGGGCAGGGAATTCTCCCAATTGATACATACAAGAAGGACGTTGACGAAATCGTCCCCAACGAGTTAAAATATGATTGGGAAGGTCTTAGAGCACAAGTTAAACTATATGGAGTCAGGAACAGCACTCTGTCCGCACAGATGCCATCGGAGAGCAGTTCCGTTGTGTCAAATGCCACCAATGGCATCGAACCTCCTAGGGGATACTTGTCCGTTAAGAAATCGAAGAAAGGACCACTTAAGCAAATTGTCCCACAGTATCAAACTCTTAAGAACAATTATACGCTTCTTTGGGATATGCCTAGCAATCGTGGTTACATTCATATTGTTGCTGTTATGCAAAAATTCTTCGATCAAGCGATTTCTGGAAACTGGTCATATAATCCAGAAAATTATCCCGATAATGAAGTTCCTACTTCAGTAATGGCGCAGGACCTTCTTATGTGCTGGAAGATGGGATGGAAAACAGCATACTATCAAAATACTTATGACCACAAAACTGATGAGGTAATTGAAGAACCAAAACAAGACCTTCAATCACTTCTTAATGATATTTTGGAGAGTGATGAATCTTCGTGCGATAGTTGCACCATTTGACAAAACTATAAAAACCTATTATTATAAATAGTAATAGGTTTTAATAATATCTATGTCTGGACGCATTTATCTAATAACCAATAAAATCAATAATAAAACTTATGTTGGAAAGACAATGAACTCTTTGAAAAAAAGATTTTATAGTCACTGCTATGATGCCACTAAAAGAAGTTCAACAACATATCTTCATCGGGCAATTAGAAAGTATGGAAAAGACAATTTTATTATTGAAGAAATTGAAAAATGTGAAGATAATTTAGGTTTTAGAGAAATGTTTTGGATTTCTAAATTAAAACCAAAATATAATCAAACTCTTGGTGGTGATGGAGGAATTCTTGGATATTCTCATACGAAAGATACAAGAAAACTTTTATCTTTAAAAAGAAAAGGAAAGTTTGTGGGACATAAAAATTCATTCTACAATCAAACACATACCGAAGAACAAAAAGAAAAGTGGAGTAAAATGAGAAAGGGACAACCATCTCCTTGTGGATTTGCTGGAAAATCACATAAAGAAGAAAGTAAATCTAAAACTTCTCAAACACTAAAAAACAATCCAAACATAAAAAGAACCAAAGTATTCCAGTATGATATTGAAGGAAACTTTTTAAGAGAGTTTCAATCTATTAGTGATGCTGCTAAATTTGTAGAAACAAATCCTTCTAACATTAAATATACCTGTGAAGGAAAATTCAATCACTGTAAAGGATATAGGTGGAGTTATGTTAAAATATAATAGACCTATGAACTTCTTTGAGAAACTCCAAGTTGGTTGGTGGTGGATTGGAGAAATCTTTGATGAATGGTGCTATACTATGAGAAGTGAAGACGGAGAGTTCTTTAACTATCTTCAAAGTGATTATGTTGCTTATGAAGAAGAAATGTATTATGAAACCCAAATATTTTTTGGAGGTAAATAGAATGTGTAGAATTTTTCCAAAAGTTAATTTAAACGGAGGAGGAAGATTGTGAGTCTTGTAAGATTTAAAACAGGTTTGGAGGAAAAACTAATGGTCGAATCAATGACCGTTTTCAATCCTCAGGAAGTAGATACTAAAAAGCAACCTATGTTTTTTGGTCAACCACTAGGAATTCAAAGATATGATTCTTACAAATACCCAATCTTCGATAAACTAACAACACAACAACTGGGTTATTTCTGGAGACCTGAAGAAGTTTCTCTTCAAAAAGATAGGGGTGATTATCATATGCTTCGCTCTGAGCAGAAGCACATTTTTACCAGTAACCTGAAGTATCAGGTAATGTTGGATTCTGTTCAGGGACGTGGACCTGGTATGGCGTTCGCGCCTTACTGCTCTCTCCCTGAACTAGAAGCATGTATGAAGGTGTGGGAGTTTATGGAGATGATCCACTCCCGATCATATACTTACATCATCAAGAATGTTTATTCAGATCCTTCTGAGGTTTTTGATACTATTCTTAGTGATGATCGTATTGTAGAACGTGCTGTTAGTGTCACTGAGGCATATAATGATTTCATCAATAGTGCTCAGCATTATGGTTCAACTAATGAATGGATTCATGCATTAGAACAAGTACCATACGCACAAGAGGCAAGGTATGAACTCAAAAGAAAACTTTTCAGAGCAGTTGCAAACGTTAATATTCTTGAAGGTATTCGCTTTTACGTCAGTTTCGCTTGCAGTTTTGCGTTTGGCGAACTCAAACTTATGGAAGGAAGTGCAAAGATTATCTCATTAATTGCTAGGGATGAAAATCAGCATTTAGTCATCACTCAGAATATTCTTAATAAGTGGAAAGAGGGTGATGATCCTGATATGGCACGTATTTGTAAAGAAGAAGAGCAGTGGGTTTATAAGACCTTTGAAAACGCTGTCAATCAAGAAAAACTTTGGGCAGAGTATCTGTTCAAGGATGGATCGATGATTGGACTCAATGACAAACTGTTACAGCAGTATGTTGAATGGATTGCGAACCGTAGAATGAAGGCAATTGGACTTAAACCACTTTATGATATTTCTGCAAAGAATAATCCACTTCCTTGGACTGAGCATTGGATTAGTTCTAAGGGTCTTCAAGTTGCACCACAAGAAACAGAAGTCGAATCTTATATTGTCGGGGGAATCAAGCAAGATGTTACCAAAGATACTTTCTCAGGATTCCAATTATGATGAATGGGTAGAACAAGAAATTATTAGTGCCTATAAAGATGCTGCTGAAGCAGATCTTTTTTTATTTGGTGATTACGATTACTCTTATGTTTGGAAAGATTCTAAAAGTAACGATGTGTATTAAATTTATAGGGGGGATCTTCGGATCCCCCTTTTTTTTATAAATATCTAAAAAGGTAGTCGGTAGGCGATGAAGTCGTTTCAGAATTTTGCATATAATATTGTAGAGGAACCTCGTAAGGCATTTGGCACACCAAGTCGTTTTGACGCACAAGGTGAACCAATGTATACAAAAAGACCTGGACCAAATGAACCAGGTCGTAGAGCACAGGTTCAAAAATCACCTAAAACAGTTACTCAAGTAAAGGGTGAAATTGAAGCGGCAAAGAGATTTGCAGGCGCAAGATCTGGTGGATTGGATACTAGAAATGTACCATCTTTTGTAACTCAAAGAAGACAAGAAAGAGCAAGTAAATTACTTGGACCAAATCCTTGGGATATGCCAGGTGGTGCTGGTGCTGGTCAAAAAACTTTTGATCGTGGAATGAGAAAACTTGTTCCACCAGCTGGTCCTTCAAGAGGTCATAGAGAAAGAGCATTTAGAGATTTCATTAATCAGTCATCAAAAGAACTTGGAACTTCTACTGATGAGATCATTGCAAATATGATGAAGGGAAAATCAGCAACGCCTTTTGCAAGTCCAGTTGCTGCAACACCAGATCCTTGGAAACCATCTGAAACTGCAACAACACCACCAAAACCAAAACCAGTAAGTCAGGCAGACGTTTCTAAGAAGCAGGCATCATATAGAGCGTCTCAGAAACCTCCATCACCACCTAAGACTGAACTTGGTGGAACTAAAAAAGCAGTATCATTCTCAACTCCAACTAGATCAAAGACTTCGGTATCACCAAGGACTTCTGTTTTAGATGTTAAGGCAACAGAAGTTCCTGGAACAAAAGTTGCAGAACCAAAAGCAAAAACATTACCAGGTTTAAAACTTGGTACAGAACCTGCTGGTCCATTAGTATCTAATCGTCCAGGAGAATCAAAAACAATTCGACCACAAAAAGGACCTGGAAGAACTGGTGTTCTTGGAAAACCAAAAGCTGGGCAAATGGTTGGCGCTAAAATTGAACCAGTAAAAGTTGCCGATGTTACTCCTAAAACTCCAAAGATTACTGGTCAAGGCGTTGTAAAAACAAAACCACTTTCTATACCAGCACCACCTAAACCTGTTGTGCAGGCAAAGACTAATTTAAAACCAACACCAGTAAAGGTACAGAAATCAACAGCATTAAAAATTCCAAGTCCTGCTGCACCAAAAATTAAACCGTTATCTGCTACTAGAACTACACAATCTCAAAAACTTGCTGATACCGTAATTAAAGCATCTAAGCAAATTAGATCTGATATTGCAGCAGAAAGAGCATCAGAAAGAGCAAAGATGATGAAAGGTCTTGGCACTGCTGGAAAAGTTCTTAGTGCTGTTCAGACTGGAATAGAAGCGAAGAAAGGTTATGATATTGCTAAGGCAATGGGTAGTAGTGAAAGAAGATCAATAGGTGCTGGTGCTGCAAGAGCGATTGGAAGTGGTCTTGGTGGTGTAGTTGGAGGAACACTTGGATCTGTTGCTGGACCAATTGGTTCTGCTGTTGGTGCAACTGCTGGAATAACCATAGGATCACAACTTGGATCAAGAGCATATGATGTAATTACTGGTGATCCTAAGAAAAAGGTAACGACTCAGGGTGTTCTCACTAATATTAGAAAGGCAGTTCCACAAGAAATCAGAGCACAAGTACCTGCAAATGTAAGAAAGGGATTTACTGATTTCGTAAAATCTGCTGGAAAAACTTATGGTGATTGGCAGAGATCACAACAAAAAGAAGAATACCAATTAGATGAATTTAATATAAAGACGATTTCTGGAAAATTTGCTAAATCTGCTGGTGCCGAGATTGGAGGTGAAGTTATTAAAAAGGCAAGTGGAAATAATCCGATTGTAAGAAAAGCAGTTGATATTGCAACTTCCGGAGTTGGTCTTGGGCGTGTTGCAGGACCTGCGGCTGTTGGGTATACATTAGGTACAGAAGTACTAGCACCTGCTGCTGTTAAATTGGCCCAACAAAGAAGGCAGGCACAGCAAGCAAGATTAAATCAGTTAGTTCCATCAGGAAGAACCGACGTTTCTGGAAAACCTGCTCAAATCAGACCATTGAATAGATGAAATTTTTGTAAGTGTATGCTAGGATGGTGTGGGATACCATACCACATTTTTATTATGAAAACTTTTGTTAAGAAAACAAATTGTCTTTTGAAAAAGGAAGCAAAAGAATTTTGTTCTGATATTGTTTATATTTGTAATGGCATTATCCGTACATTTAAAAAACTATTATTAGAACGTTATTTTATTCTCGGAATTCTAATTGGACTTATTTTGCGGTTTGTTTTTTAGTTCTTCTTTTTTTATAAATATTTTTAAGAAAAAATTTTTAAAAAAATGGGTAACTTATCGTCAAAACAAGTGCTGGATATTCAATCTTTGTATGAAGGAATTTACCAAGATGGACAGGAAAGCATTGAAAATATATCAGAAGAAGATTTTTGTGATATCTTAGCAATTGAAATTTGCAATGCCCTCATTGAAGAAGGTTTGCTAGAAGGTGAAGTTATATCTGAAACTACTATTAAAGAAGGAAAACTAACGTCTGCTGTTAAAAGTGCTTGGGGCGTAATTAAACCAGTTATCAAACAAGTAACAGGTATTGGTACAAAACCAACAACGCGAGTAGGAAGAGTAATAAGAACAGGTCAAACTCTAGCTACCGGTGCTGCGGTTGTTCAACCAGAAAGAACTTTGAATATTGCTACTGGAACAGTTGGTGGAGCAGTTAAGGGTGCTTATCAAGGCGCAACTAAACCAACTGGTGGTGGTCCAATAGATGCCGCAGGAAGAGCAATTAAGGCTGCTCAAGGTCAAGCAGTTCCTGCTGCGGATGACAGGAGAAGAAATTCAAACGGAACTACAACTTGGAGCACTCCCTGATGAAATCCGAAAACGTAAACGAAGCAACTTATACTGGAAAGGTAGTTGTATCCCGCAAAGGTGGAAAACTTGGAGCGGTTCTTATTGATCCAAAAACTGGTAAACCTATTCCAGGATCTTGGAGACCAGAAAAGGAAGTTCCTGGCGGAATACCACAAGCAAACAAATCTGCCTTCTTTAAAAAGGAGGCAGAGAAAATAAGATCTGCCGAAAAAGATAGATTATCAAAAATTGATGGGGGGTCTAAACCCCCAGCAGCACCACCCCCAAGACCCTCTAGCACACCACCAGCAGCACCTGCACCTGCCCCTGCTAGACCCTCTGGACCCTCTGGAACAACCCCTGCACCCGCTCCTACGGCACCTAAACCATCACCAGTAGCGGCGTATATGAAGGCTGCTGCTGATGCTAGAAAGAGCGGAGACCCCGCTGAGATGGCGAAGGTAAGGGATATGGGTATGGAGATTTGGAGAAAATCAAATCCAAAACTTGCGGCCGCCGCTGCTGAGAGAGAAAGAATTCGTGGAACCGCTCAGACTGATAATCCTCTTATGAAAGATATGAGAGGTGGTCTTTCTCTCACTCCTAGTGTTCAGGCACCAGCAGTTAAGAATCTTGGATCTGGGCAACAATCACTTTCTCAGAACCCTAATGCAGCAATTGCTGCAACTCCAAAACCACAAGTTCCACCAGTTACTGCAAGTAAAGATGCTACAATGAATAAGACTGCCGAAACTCTTTCAAAAAATCCACTTCCAAAGAAAACTCAAAAAGAAGCATATGATATTGTTCTAGATTATCTTCTTTCTGAGGGTCACGCTGATACTCTTTCAGAAGCACATTATGTAATGATGCAAATGGATGCCGAACACATTCAGAATATTGTTATTCAAGAGCGTGCTTGGTGGGATCCAGCTGGTCTTTTTATGACTAAGAATGAAAAAGCAGTAGAAAAAGCAAAATCAACTGCAACTGGTGCTGGTGGATCATATAACCCTAACACTGGTAGAACTTATAATCCAACAGCAAAAGATCAAACAAGAGCAACTGGTGTGATTGCACCAAGAGGTGGTATTGTTGGAACTATGGAACCAGGCAAACCAGAAACTTGGCAGAGATATGCACCAGGTTCTGATGCTTTTAGAAGACAGAACATTGACAGATATGTAACTGTTCGTGGTCGTGAGCAGCTGCAAATTGATGATCTTGCAAATCGTGCAATGAAAGATAAGGCAAAAAGAGATGCTGCTGCCGATGCTGCATTTGATAGAAAGTATGGTGTAAATCAACCATCTGGTGATGAATTTGCAGGCGCTCGTAAAAATACAAAAACCTTTACACAACCTAGTGCTTCTCCTGCTACCCCAAGACCTAGCACAAGACCTAGCACAAGACCTGCCGCAAAACCAATTGCTACTGCACCAAAACCAAAACCTCAACCACCAACCATTCAGTCTAAGAATGTAACTTCTACTGGAACTTCTTATGAAAGAAGAACTCCAACCTCAGCAGAACTTGCCGCCGCTAAGGCAGCAGGTGGTGGTGAGGCAGGTGTAAAGGCCGCGGTTGATGTTGCCAAATCAAATAAAGTTGCTGCAAAGTCACCAACTCCGGATCTTAAACCAGAGGCACCTAAAAAGAGAGAAAGTCTTGCTGCTCAGGTGAAAGAACTTCAAACAATGCGAAAAGAAGCAGAAGAAAGAAACAAGTGATTCAAAGAGGGTTTCGACCCTCTTTTTTATTACCTAGTAACTGATTTCTTAACTAATGCAGTACCTTCTACAACTCTTGTTGTAGTTCCAGTTGGACTGTTTAGTAGTAGATCGTAAAAATATTTTCCTGGTTTAATAGCAGCACTCTCTGCAGAACTTAAAGAAAGAGTTACTCTTCCAGTTGTTCTGTCATTTGAAAAAGTTACAGTAAAATCCCCTGCTTTTGAGGAGGATTCATATCTTTTTAGTTGGGAGCAACCACTATACCCAGTTAGATTCATTACTGAATTTGTTTTATCATCCTCCAAAACAAAAGTCTGATCAAAATCAGTTCCGGTATAGATGACTAAATTTGCAGTATAAGTTATTGCCATCGTTTTTTAAATATTTATTTCTAACTTAGATCTGTTAGGAACGGTGTGATCCAGTCTTCATTTTCATTTTCTACTGCAATAATTGTTATATTTTTTGCTGCAAGTTTTGATACTAAAAGATTGTACGATGCCTGGATAGTTGCTGTTGTCATGCTACCAGAATTATCAATAAACAATGCAATCTTAGATCCTTCTGGAAGATTATCTATTCCACATATAGTATACCAATCAGATGCAAGAGCAGTATTTCCACCATCTCTATTGACTTGAACTGGACCAAATGTAAGACCATTTGCATTTTGCCCAATATTAAGAGAGGTATCGTTAATATAAACTGTTTCGGAAGTTGCTATAACAGTTCCAGTTGTTGAAGATCTTCTAATTTCAATCTGGAATGACTCTAAGCTTTCTGTAGATCTATCTCCTGCAAGTGTTCTTGTAATAGTTCCCGTATTACTATTAACTGTAAATGATCCACTTATTGTAGCATCGGTAAAATCTGATGCTGATAGTGTTCCACTAATTGGAAGTATTGTCCAATACAGTATTGTGGAATTTGGAACACCGCTTGTTGTAACTGTAAATGTTACTGTTGATCCTTCATTAACAGAAGTTGTTGATGGTACAACACTGTAAGTTGGAACAACATCAATGACATTAATAGATTGACTAGTTGCTACAACTGGTCCAGAGGTTGATCCAGTTCTTACAACAAATGTAAAAGATTCTGTATCTTCTGTATTAATATCATTTGATATAGTTCTTGTGACTGTTGCAATTCCAGTTGTTGCACCGGTGCCTACGATACTAAAAGAACCAGTAAGTGAATTATTGGAAAAGTCTGCGGCTTCCATACTGCCGCCAGTGCTGTAGTAAAGTGTAGTTCCATCCCCAACGTTGACTGTATTGACAGTAAAATTGACCGAACCACCTTCATTAACAGTTGTCGTTGAAGCAGTGAGAGTGTATGTAGGTTGTCCTAGATTAGTGATGAATATTGTACTTGATGTTCCTACAACACTACCACCACTTCCAGAAGATCCTGTTAAAATATTAACTTCAAATGCTTCAATTCCTTCATTATACGATGAATCACTTGCTATTGTTTTTGTGAAATTTGCATATCCAACTCCACCAGATACACTTTGAACCGCAAAGGAACCCGTTAAACTGTTATCAAGGAAATCTGTACTAGATGCAGATCCAACAATGGAATAGAATAAGGTAGTTCCTGCCCCAACATTTGTCGTTGTAACTGCGAAAGATACCGTATTTCCTTCATACACATTTGTCGATGAAGGAGTTATTGTATATGTTGGTGGATCTCCTGGTAAAAATAATCCACCACCAAGACCAAGAACTGTTAAAGATGCATCGGTCCCAAGTCCAATGGTGGAATTTAATCCATATACTTTATTTCCATATTGAATACCTTGCCCATCACCGACAAAGGTAAGTTTGTAACCTCTATAAGATTTTCCTATACCCTCTCCATCAGTCCCAACTCCAATAATAATTGAATCATCTGGAAGTGCAGGCACATAAAAAAGTTGTTTTTCTTTTAAAACAGTTGATAGACCAACTCTTTCACCATCATCAAATAAAATAACTCTTGTTACCTGAGATGTATCAACTCCAGAATTGATTGTTAAAATAGCATCTTGAATATCACCTAGAATACAAGTCTGTATTCCACTAGTGAATTTTTGTTTATTCGCTCTTAAATACGTTTTAAAAGATAATCTATTACTACTAGTTGGATTTGGCATTATATTATTGCTCCTAACGCTGCTACGGCAAGTACTGTTCCGAGAAGAAGAGTATAATCTTCTGGTGCTGGTAAGTCTGGATCATACTTTTCTGGAGCACCAGTAGTATACGAAGCAGTAGCTACTTCAATAGGTAAAATTGGGTGCCCAGGTAGATGACCATATCTTAAATTATGTTTAGTCTTAACTGCTTGATTCCACCAATCATTTTTGAATAATTCATTATTAGCAGTATACTGAGAATTTCCAATATCTGCACCAGACCAAGCTTGCCTTATAAATCCAACTTGTGCAGAATAATTAGAACCAACATTACAAACTGTACCTAGAATCACTACTCTTCCAGATATAGGACCAAATTTTGCAAATGGACCAAGAGAGTAAGTTGCTTCTACTATTCTTTGTGAAAAACTTGTAAAAGGTCTTGGATAATTTCCTCCACCACCGTAAGTCCAGTTTGATCCAACATTTCCTGAAACTGAACCATAATTTGGTAGGAAGAAAGTTGGACCAGTTCCAACTTCAATAGAATTACATATAAAATCGGGCATATTTAGCAAGGCTTCAAATGGTATAAGACCTCTCTTCACAGCATTCCAGAATAATTCTGGATTTGAATCATAAAGTTCCTGAGGGGTAAATCTTTTTCTGATTGCCATTGGTTCTATGGAACCAAGTTGATTATCAGTATATGGATTTCCATTTTCATCTCTCCAAAGACTCCAATCAAATCCTTGAGTTGGATCCGCATTTGGTCTCAATCCATTAAAAAATACATTTGCAATAATTCCTATAATACCATCTGCGGTGCTTCTTATGACTGCTTGACCTCCAAATATAACACCGCCAAGTACAACACCAACCATTCCACCAATAACATATGGAATAGTTTGTAAGATCGCTCCCACATCACCAGAAGAAGCTCTCGCCTTCAAACTTTCGGGAGGAGAAACACCAAAGTCATTGAGTCCAGTAAAAACATAAGTGTCATTAATATTTAAATTTCCATTAGCATCCCAACTAAATGCTTCAGGTCCAAGACCAAGATTAAAGAAAAAGTTTTGAACTCCTACTAATTCTCTTGGCCCAGTAGCACGATTTTGATATGAGTTATATAAACTTTGTGGATCTGGATCAGATCCCAATGATTGTGCAAATATTGTATTAGTAGATTCACTCATAACTGGACTTACAGGATTATTCACAGATCCATATCCATCTACACCTTGATATGATATTTGTTGATGATAATATTGTGCAAGTCCCAATACTGCTGTTACTATACCCTCTGCTTGATTTGATAGTGTAATTTGAACTGTCGGATCTACCACACCTGGTTCAAATACATATTTTCTAATTTCATCACCAATACTTTGTATTTCTCCTTCTGTCAAAATTAGATTTGAATATGTGTGTGTTTCTGTATCATCTGGTAATATACCACCATTTGGAAAACCTGTTTGTGACATCTTAGATTAGTGGTGAGACGTTTACAGTTGTTTCATTCAAGAAATTATCAGGACAGGCGAGAAGAATGTAATTATCATTATTTACACTATTTCCAAATCCAACTGTTGTTGGTTGTAAAAGATAAAAAGTCCTGTTGGGGTATGAAGATCTAAACTGTCCCCATAAAGTCCCCATTCCAGACGCAGAAGTATTGCTATTTTCGTCGATCACTGCAATACAAAGTCTTTGAGCACTTGTTGGTGTTGAGAATGAGCAACCAGTTGAAATACCAGCACGTGCATTGATTGTTCCTTCAACAATAATTCCTTTATCACCATTTGGTTTTGTCATCAAAATATCATAAACATATCTCCCAGGTTTAAGACGTGCTGTTGTCCAACTCGGAATAGATATTTTTATTTTTCCATTTTTACGGTCAGTAAAACCAACAGTAAAACTTACAGCAGTTCCACTGTCTCTATGCTTTCTGAGACTCGATGCTGCACTGTATCCAGTAAGATCAATAACCTTTCCACCACTTTGATACAGATCATAAGTCTGCACAAAATCTGTTCCGATATTAATGGTAAGGTTATTTACATATACGGACATCGTTTTTTAAGTATTTATTATGTATATGAATAATATCCAGATACAACTAAATCTCTAAGTCCTATATACAAATCATCTGACGGAGATTCCCAACTTCCATCAACATCCGATTGAACAAATATTACACCATTTCCTATTTTCTCATAAGCAGCAGTATATCCACTACCAAATTTATAAAGACCATAAGCACCATTTAATTCAACATAGTTTGAAGCACCACTGGTCATTTCCGGCATTAATGTACTTGAAGTTGCTTTTATGAGAGTTGTGGCACTATAAGCTTCATTTGAACCAGGATTTGTTAATCTCATAACAGTTCCTAATAGTTCAAGAACTTGATTTGACTGGGTTTGATTTCCGCAGGATGTATGTTCTCCCCTAAACCAAACAACACCCCCATTTATAAGGTATTGATGAATAGCATCAATATTTTGCTGAACAGTTGCTACAGTATTTGGTATACTTCCACAAGCGGAATGATATCCAAAGATAACAACTCCATAATTTCCTATTGTATTAATTGTAGCATCTTCAAGTACATTATTTCTTCTTCCCTGATCTCCACCACTGCCAGGTGCATTAGTTATTGCCCCCCATTTTTTATCATAAACAGTTTTTATGCAACCAGTAGAAATATCCTCCGTTGCTAATACATTACCCTCTATAACTATATTCTTCTTATTTTCAGTATCTGTGAATAAAACATCATAAACATATCTTCCTGGTTTAATCTCTGCCGTTACCGTTGACGCTAACGATACTCTTATTCTTCCGTTTGCTCTATCAATGAATCCAACATTAAACTTTGCGGTTGGAGTCAAACTTTCTGGGTGCTTGCGGATATAAGAAGACGCTGCATATCCAACAAGATTCAAAGGAGTTCCATCAACATTATCCAAATAGAAGTCCCTTGAAAAATACTCCCCCGTATTGATAGTAATATTATTGACGTATACCGCCATATTATAACTCTTTATTGAATATTTATCAACCCCTTGACAAACACTCAAAACATAAGTAGAATCGCTTTGTTCCCGTTGAAGATAAATAATAGCTCATAAAGATCTTATAGTATGAGTTATGAAAACCCTTGGAGATTCAATGGGGAAATTTTTGAGTCTTCTGATATTCAAGATAATTTTGGTTTTGTATATCTTATATCTTGTAATAAGAATAATCGTAAATATTGGGGTAGGAAGTATTTTTGGTCTTACCGCACACCAAAAGGTAAATCTAGAAGAGTTAAACAAGAATCTGATTGGAAGAAGTACTACGGATCTTGTCCAGAACTCAAAGAAGATATAAAAAAGTATGGTAAAGAGTTTTTCAATAGAGAAATTATAAGTCTTCATAAGACAAAGGGTGATTGTAATTATGAAGAAACAAAACAACTTTTTCTAAATAATGTGTTGAAAGAATCTCTTGACGACGGATCGCCTGCGTACTACAATAGCAATATTCTAGGCCGCTATATGCGAAAAGATTATGGTAACTTTGGAACAGACTCTTCGAGAGACGCATGATTGGGCAGTTGACCGTATTCATACTCTCTGTGAGAAAAATATTGAAGATGCCCGTGCGATCCAAACCGAATTTTGTGAGTGGTTGGATCCTGAAATTGTAGAGCATGATATTTTCTCATTAGAATACATAGGAGAGGAAGATGACACTTGACCTTCACAACTTTTTCAAGTATTACGACGAAAACAATTCAAATCACGTAGCAGCAGTTCAATGGTTAGAAGATAACCTTCCTGCTGAATTCTTAGATGATGCTGAGACTGATTGGATTGGAATGTATAGAACTAAACCACCAACTCCAGAAGTTCTTGCAGTTCCCTACTTCAATCAAGTAGATAATTATAGAGATGCACACAGAACTTGCAATAGTTCATCGTGTGCTATGTGTCTTGCTTTCCTCAAACCAGGAAGCATTAAAGGTGATGATGAATATGTCAAGAAAGTATTTGCGATTGGCGATACGACTGACCATGCGGTACAGACAAAAGTTCTCGCAGGTTATGGTATTAAGTCACACTTTAGTTACAATCTTTCTTTTGCTGATATTGATAAGAGCCTTGATAGAGGTAAACCTGTTGTTATTGGTATTCTCCATCGTGGTTCTCTATCTGCTCCTACTGGTGGGCACATGTGTGTAGTCATTGGTAAGACACCAGATGGCAAAGGATATTACATCAACGATCCATATGGTTCTCTCAACGATAACTATACTGGTCCTGTAACGAATGGTAAGAAGACCATTTACACCAAAGCAGTTCTCAAGCACCGGTGGTGCCCAGGAGGCAATGATGGATGGGGAAGAATCTTCGATTAATTTTAAGAGAAAGATACTTAAAGTAATTAAGGATCTGACTAATAACGGTAAACACAAGGAAGCAAACGATCTTTATCAAAGGTATTTCGGAGGTAACAATGGCAAGAATTGATCTACACAACTTTTTTAAATTTTACGACGAGAAAAACCCTAATCATGTAAAAGCAGTTCAGTGGTTGGAAGATAATTTACCAGTTAAGTATCTTGAAGATAATGTTGATTGGGCAGAAATTTATCGCGGAAAAAAGGGTAATGCGGCACCAGCATCAGCACCATCTGCTGCCGCTTCTGTATCTGGTGGTGACGATATGCCTATGATGGGTCTAAAACTCATCAAAGAGTTTGAAGGATGCCACCTTAAAGCATATCCAGATCCTCTGACTGGTGGACTTCCAATCACAATTGGTTGGGGTTCTACTCGTAAGAAGGATGGATCGCCATTTCATATGGGCGATACCATTACTCAGGCAGAAGCAGATGAATTACTGATCAGTCAGTGTAAGAATCAGTTTCTTCCTTCACTTCGTAAGATCCCTCATTGGAATGAAATGTCAGATGGAAAAAGAGGCGCTCTGCTCAGCTTTGCTTATAATCTCGGCGCTGGTTTCTACGGTGGTGATAACTTTAATACTATTACTAAACGCCTAAAGAATAAAGAATGGGACTTAGTTCCCGATGCTCTTTATCTCTATCGCAATCCTGGTTCAAATGTAGAAGCAGGTCTTGCTCGTAGAAGAAAGGCAGAAGGTGAAGCATGGAAAAAAGGATAAATAGTTAAAATCAATACTGATTCCTGATCTTAACTGGTCTGAATCTACATACCCCGAGTCCTCTGGACTTGGTGAATACTTTACTTTTAAACAAAACTTCGGTTTGTTTCGTTTAGTACACACTGAGTCATAGAGGACTTTTTATGTCTTACGCTAAGAAGGCGCTTGTTTTAGCGTCTGCTCTTTTAATGGGAGCACCAACTGCATTTGCAGATACTATTTCTGGTACAGATTTTGAGTCTGGAAATACCTCAGGTTGGAATACTGGAAATCAAACAGGAACATTAGACAGCACAATCACTGGGCAGGGAACTGGTGTTAGTGTTGTCGATAATCCAGTAATCTTCAATGCACCCTCTCACGGAGCAGTAGGAAGTCCAACTCTCCAAGATGGTTCTCCTAACCCATACCACGCACCCGCAGTAACACCAACAACTTGGGAGTTTGCTCCTTATGGAGATGCTGGTGCTGCATTGCAACCAAATGGTCAAGCAACATTTAACCAAGCAACAGAAGCACTTGGATTAACTGCGGCAGAAAACCAAGCAATCAAAGATCTTCTCATCCAACAACAACAAGCATCTGGATTAGGAAATCCAAATCCAACTGATGCTGCTTGGATTACAAAGTCAGTGACTTTGCAAACTGGAACAGTTTATACAATGTCTTGGAACTACATTGGAACTGATTATGTTCCTTTCAATGATGGTTCTATTACATCACTTGTTTATCAAGGAACAGGTTCATCTCCAACAGTAACAGTTAATAATCAACTTCAAAACTATGCACTGCTTGGGTTTACTAATCCTGGAACTGGTGACTATTCAACTGGAACTTATGGTTCTACTGGATGGCAGTATTCAACATATCAAGTAGGTGCTGATGGAGATTATCTCTTAGGATTTGCAGTATTCAACCTCGGAGACACTGCATTATCACCAGTTCTCTTAGTTGATAGTCAGCCTGGAACTACAACACAGAATGGTCAAGCATTTACACCTGTTGCTCCAAACAATCCAGATGCACCATCTGTTGATGAAGTAGCACCAACCCCAACTCCTGAACCTACACCAGAACCAGAACCCACTCCAACACCTGAACCAGAACCTACCCCAGAGCCCACACCAGAACCAACCCCTGATCCAACTCCAACTCCTGAACCTACCCCAGAGCCCACACCAGAACCTACTCCTGAACCCACACCAGAACCTACTCCTGAACCTACACCTGAGCCCACACCAGAACCTACTCCTGAGCCCACACCTGATCCCACACCAGAACCCACTCCTGAACCAGAATCTCCAACATTATTAAACTCTGTAACTGTTCCTGCACCAGGACTTCCAGTTGTTGTTACTACTGAGGTTACTCATACAGCATCTGAAAAAGATGGAGTTCAAAAGATTAGAAGAGATTTTGCAACTACAAGTCAAACTCCTTTATTACAGCAAGATACTTATAGTGATGGAACTGTTATAAGTTCATTACTTCTTTCTGTTGATACAAACAATACTCACGATGTTCTTTCTGGACGTATTGATCAGCACGAAGTTTTAGATAAGATTGGTGGTGGATTACAAAATCTTTTCATTCACGAACCATCTCAACCAACCACAGATAAAGTAAGAGTATTCAGCAACAATTATTATGCTTGGTCTTATGGTGACTATGGATACACTGGTAAGTCGTTGATTATTGGTGGTGGATTAGAAATTGATATCAAACCAACTTGGACTATTGGTGGTCAGTATAATAATGTGAATATTGATTTAGGTGGTGTTGATAGTACTTCTAGTCTTGTTAAGGGTCATTATGGTTTCTTTAATATGTTCCGTGGAAATACATTCTCACTCTTAACTAATGCTGGTTTCTCTCAGAACAAATATAATGTATCAAGAAATGTTCAGGGTATCTTTAATAATGAAAGTTCAACACAAGGAAAAGAATGGTTTGTAAATAACAGATTATTCTGGCATCTCAATAAGAACATAACTTCATTTGTTGGATATACCGTTGGTAATTACCAGAGAGATGGTTTTACTGAAACTGGTTCTATTCAATCAAGAAGAACCGTAGATACTATAAACAAAACTTCACATTCTGGTGAGGTTGGTCTAAATATTTCGCATCGTTTTGGTGGTAAGAAGAAGGATTTATTCGGCATAACTGTCGGTGGTTCTTATGAAACCAGCGGAATGATCGAGGCAAATGCTTCTGTTGATTATAAGGAAATGATAATTATTGAAGGAATTCATCAAATTAATGATGGGGTTTCTAACACAGCAGTATCTGCAAAGGTTAAATTTAAGTTCTAAAATCCTAAATATTACAGACTTCATCACACGGACACTGATGGACAAGAAAAAGGAGAATGCTTTGGGGCAAGTGATTCGTATTGCCATCCTTGGATGGTCTGCTGCTCTTCTTACCGCTAGTTATGCTGGGGCTCTATCCAAGATGGACCCCACTTTTATTGCGACTGTTTTTACTGCCTCTGCCGCAACCTTTGGAATTAATACTATGAAGAAAGGTGGAGATGAAGAAGATGAAAAAAAAGCAGAACCTAAAAGGGAAGAGTTTGTAGAAACTCCACCAGAACCACCTGCTCCCGAAGCAGCAGCTCCATCTCTTGAAGAAAGAGTTGAAGCTCTTGAAGAGGGTCAAGTTCAACCACGTACTCCAGGAGCATAATGTCTAAGTCACCAAACAAAGGTAAGAAAGGTTCTGCTGGTGGAAAACAATCCAAGCAGAACCAGGGAAATGCTACTGCTAAGAAAGCGAAGAACGGTGGTAAGAAAAAGTAATGAGGTTTTATGCCACGTGAATGGAATACTCCAATTCGGCAACCTTGGAATCCTGTAATTAAAAAATGCCTTGATGCTGTTGATGAACACGTCAAGGCATATATTAAAACAGGAGATGACTGGCACTTATCACAAGCAGAAATATTAAGAAAATATGTAAAAGATCTGAAAGTTTGGATACATAAAGAGGAAGGATGGTAATATGGACGAATTTCCTTGGGGTGTTTTTATAATATTATCTTGTGGACTTACTTTTACTGCATACATCATTTACTACATATTAAAGTTAGCATCTGAGGAGATGAAAGATGAAACATCTGAGTCTAATTCTATCAATCACAAGTCTAGGCATTAGTGCTGCTATTGGCGTGGGTGCTTATATCACTTACCAGAAAGCACAAAAAATTCTAGATAATCCAGAAGCATTTGTTGGTGCTGTTGTAGAGAAGCAAGTCACCAAAGCATTTGAGAAACTACCTATCCCCAAACTAAATACTGGGAGTATTAAGTTTCCTTTCTAATGGACAATAAAGATCCCTATATCTACAGAATACGTCAAATTCATAAGGTTGTAGATGGTGACACTATTGACGCTGATATTGATTTGGGTTTTGATATCTCCCTTACTAAGAGAATTCGTCTTGCTGGTGTCGATACCCCAGAAAGTCGCACAGCAGATGCGAACGAAAAAAAATACGGACTCGAATCAAAAGAATGGTTGAAGCATCGTTGCGAAGGTGCCAAAAACATTCTAATCAAGACGGAACTTCCTGACTCCACAGAAAAGTATGGAAGAATCATTGGTCATCTGTTTATCAATGATGAACCAACTTCACTCAATGATCAGATGATTTCCGAAGGATATGCTTGGAATTATGATGGTGGTACAAAGAAGAAGAACTTTGCCGAACTTGATGCAAAGCGTAAGAAGTGATTTACTTTAATATTGTAAGACTATTCTTAATTATTTGGAGTGCCCTAATGATTTCTGCTGTGGAATCTGTTGCGATTCGTACAGAAGGTCAAGTAGAACTTGAAAGTACAAGTAGAGATGCATATGCAAAAGTACTTGTTCTTGCTGTTGGTTCTTTTCTTGGTGATGCTGCCTTTAAGTTGAAGAAAAAATGAAAAGAATATCTTTACATTTTTTAATTTTAGCAAGACTCCTAACTCACGATGGAATAATACTTGAAAATAGAAGACCTATTCCTAAAAAACAACCGCCAGAAGTTATTCGTTTTGTTAGGAGACCAGCACGAAGAGGGCGCAAAAAATCTTTACAATTTGATACTAGTTTGTTAAATAGTAAAGATTTGTTTAAGGTGTTACAAAATGACCACGGCACCAGCAAAGGATAAACGTAAAAAAGAGAAGAATAATATTTTTCTAGAAATTCTTTATAACGTTTTAGTTCAGTTACCAGTTCTAGTGATTGGATGGATTATCACACAATTTACATCAGAAAGATAATCTGGCAGATAATTTTTTAGCAATTTTTTTAGCAGGGGCAAAGAGAGGTTTAAATCTTTCTTTGCCTTCTTTTGTGAACTTATCTTTGATTACATCGTCAATAATGATTTTATTATCAATCTCATAGAGAGCATTGATTTCAACTTGGTCACGAATATATTGCTCTACATTAGTTACTTGTTCTATTAAACGAGTTCCTTCGGCAGAGTATTCAAAAACATCTACATGTCCACCTTCTGCTAGGACATAATGTAGTACTGGCTTTACTTGTTTGATTTTAATCTTAAACTTATTCTTTGTTGCTTCTTTGATGATTGGTTCTGCTGCATTCTTCAAAGCATTCAGAACAGTTGTTGATGCTATTGTAGCAGCAGTCGTTACTACTGCGACAGCACCAGCCGTAGCAACAAGAGAAGGGTCAGGTAAATTAATATCGACTCCATAAACACTAAAAGTTGTTGGTGTTGTTGTTGGTTTGTCTGCTGGTATTTCAGCAATGGGTGTTTGAGTAGGAGGGGTTTGAGCAATCTGTGGAAGTTCAGGAGGGGGAGTAGGATCTGGAAAACCTCTACTTTTTTCTTGTTGTTCTTGTTCTTGTTTTTGTTTTTCTGCTTTTACGGCAGCATCAAATTCTTCTTGTGTTGGAACATTGATGACTGGATAATTGATTGATGGATTTGTAATATTAATAACTGGTACTTCCAATCCACGAATAAGTGGTTGTTGTGTAGTTTGAGTAACAGGAGGTTCTATTGTAGGTATGATTCGTGGAGAATCAATTTTTACTGATTTGATTGGTTGTATTTCCATTGACGACATCCTGTACTCGTGGATACTTCACAACAACATCAGCACAAATTTTAAAATATGGACTTTCTGGATGGAAACTAATTCCATTTTTAATCGCTTCACCACATTTTAATAATCTTACAAGTTCAAAATCAAGTCTTGCTTTATCTGCTTCTGCTTGTTGTCTTGCAATTTCTACTTTAGCTCTTGATTTACAGATCTCAGTAAGACTTCCATCAAGTGGGAAGTTAAATCCCATTGAAAATCCAGCATTTCCACTATGAGATTGATATTGTGATGGATCTGCTCCCCCATTTAGACTTCCTAAAATGAAAGGAGAGAGACTCATTGTTGGACCTTGACAACTAACTCCACTACCGAAAGTATTCATGGCGTAAGGACCTTGTAACACCTGAACTGCCTGGTTTGTAACATTACCAGTGGCAGATGCCGAAGGTCCTGCTATATTTGTATTGGATGGAGCTTGTTGTGCTTTACTTCTACTCGAACCTGCAAGTGTTAATAATAGTATAGTTGCTATTGCGTAAAGACTGATACTGAGTTTGTTGTTGAATCTTGTGTAGTGGTTCTTTCTATCCATGTTTCCTTAGCCACCCCAGGCCCAAGTGTTGTTTCACTGAACTGGAACGGAGCACCTTGAGTCATAACGCTATAATTAGCACCAGGCGTAGGAGTACCAGGAATATTGATATTCGTGCCTGTGACTGTATAAGATGTCCCAGTGGTATATTCTATTTGTTTAATCGTCTCAACGATTTCTGTGCGTGTCTTAGTTTCTGCTGTGATTGTTCCTCTGGTAAAATTAGGTACAACACTTTCAGCATATGCAGGAGTACAAATGACTCCCGCTGCTAAAAGCAGAACGGGAGTTATGTATCTCATTTGAATACACTTAATTCGATTGTTCTTTGTGCTGTTGCAGTTGTACCAGGACCACCAGCAGTTACGCTAGGAACGCCAGTTCCACTTAGAGAACCTGCAAGAGAACCTTTATCTCCTGCTAACTGAGTAGTAGAATTCCCATAAAGGTTGGGAGAAGCAATAACTCCACCAGAGACCGACTGAGTGGTGACTGCTGTATCAGCAGCGCGTTGAGTTTCTGAGAAAGTAAATGCTTGACCGTTTGTATCAATGCCATATGAACCTGCGCCACCAACTCCACCAAGAGTAGTAACGTCAATATTTGTACCTGAAACAGAATAGGAAGCACCTACTCTTTCGGTTTGAATCGCTGCACCCTGAACACCAAGTTGAACGGAATCAGTAATTTTTGATGTAATTTCAGCAGCACCAGCAGGATTAACTAAGAATAATGTAGAAAGGACTAAAAGAACTTTCTTCATTTTTCTTGAGTAATAAACACTACAAGTATTTAGCACAACCATTTTTAGAAGTGGTCTACTTGACAAATCCTAAATAAAAACTTAATATGGAAAATCCCATATCAGGGATTTTATTATGAGTCTGTGATGTGACATTAGAGCCGTGGAAGGTGCCCTTCGAGAGAGGTGGTGTACCCCCCTTCTATACGGATGTAGAGTTCAATTAATTTTAATGCAAAACATCTTTACTGTAGCCCTGCCCCTTCTGGCATCGGTTACAACCAATATGGCAACACTGCCTGTATTTCCTCCTTTGACGGCACCACCAGCGCCATTTTCTGTTGTTAAGGAGTTTGAAACTACGACAGCGATCCGAGAGGTTGCTCCCGAAAAGCCAAAAGAGAAAAGGCTAATTTGTAAAGGGTGTTCAGAACATGAACAACTTGCCTTGGATTATTTCCAAGATCAAGGAATTAAAGACAGAAACGCCCTTGCTACTATCATGGGCAATATTAAGCAGGAATCTATGTTCGTGCCTAATATTTGTGAAGGTGGTAGCAGGACTCAGTACCATCACTGCGGTCGTGGTTATGGACTGATCCAATGGACATCTGCCGATCGTTATTATGGATTGGGTGATTTTGCTAAGAAGTTTGGTGGTTCTCCATCAACACTTCCAACGCAACTTCGTTATCTGACGAATGAAGTTCAATGGAAACGAATCGAAGACCGAATGAAAACTCCTGGTAAGTCTATCGATCGCTACATGAACTATGCGTACAGTTGGATTGGTTGGGGCATTCATGGTGCTCGTACATCTTATGCTCATGAATATGCTAACCGACTGATCACGGTAGAAGTTTGACAAACTGAATAGGTGAGGGGGGCTTGACAGATGCCCTCCTCCCATCTATAATAAACAAGTGATTCAATTGGACCAGTAACTCAGTGGACAAGAGTATCCGCCTTCTAAGCGGTTAGCCGTAGGTTCGAATCCTACCTGGTCCGTTGGAGATTTATTCTCCAAATTTATAATCCACAATGGCGCAGCGGTAGCGCAGATGACTGTTAATCATTTGGTCCCTGGTTCGAATCCAGGTTGTGGAGTAGGGAGAACTAGAAATGTCTGGGACTTCCTCTAAATCCTAAGTTTACTTAGGTCGGGGATTTGATCACCCCCGCTAGTTGCCCTTGTAGCTCAGTGGTAGAGCGCGGCTTTTGTAAAGCCGATGTCGCAAGTTCAAATCTTGTCGGGGGCTTGACATAATATTCATTATGTCTTATACTTTACAAGTCCGTGTGAAGTGAAGTGCTGAGAGTGAAGCCAAAAGTAAGGCACCCCGACAAGGGATACAGTAGAAGGATGCGAAACCTTCCACTCTCACATTGCGGAGTTAGTTCAGTGGTAGAACGCTATCCTTCCAAGTTAGATGTCGTCGGTTCGAATCCGATACTCCGCTTATAAAACCAAAAAGCTTGACTGATCCCAAAGAAAATGTTAAGATAAATACCGTGATCAATCGTGCCGCAACTACTTGCACGATTTTCACTATGTCGTTTAGTACTAAAAACAAATTTTTTATGAAACTCAAACAACTGATGCTTGCACCTGTTGCTCTGGGAATGGTTGCTCCTGTTGCTGCGAATGCCGCAGATCTGAATATGGCAGCAGTCAACCAATACTCTTCTGAGCAGGTTACAAGTGTCTCACAACTGTCTGATGTTCAACCTTCGGATTGGGCATATCAGGCACTCAGCAACCTTGTAGAGCGTTATGGTTGCGTTGCTGGTTATCCTAACGGCACCTATGGTGGTGGTAAGGCAATGACCCGATTTGAGGCAGCAGCACTTCTGAATGCTTGCCTTGACCGTGTAACCGAAGTTACTGATGAACTTCAACGTCTTGCAAAGGAGTTTGCTGATGAACTTGCAGTAATTCGTGGTCGTGTAGATAAACTGGAAGCAAAAGTGGGTGCTCTGGAAGCAACTCAATTCTCCACCACTACCAAACTGAAAGGTGAAGCATCTTTCGTTCTTGGTGGTGTTGATAATGCTTGGGTTCCTGGTAAGGATGCCAGTACCAATGTAGGCAATACTGCTTTCAATTACGATCTTCGTATCAATCTTGATACTTCTTTCACTGGAAAGGATCTTCTTCGCACTCGTCTGCGTTCTGGTAATTTCTCTTCTCAACCCTTTGGTTCCAGTTCTTCACTGTTCAAACTGGATAAGGCAGAGAGCACTGCTGATGTAGTTAAACTGGATCGTCTGTATTATAGTTTCCCTGCTCTTGCTAAGGGTGTAACTCTGACTGCTGGTGCTCTGGTTCGTAACACTGAGATGACCTGGATTCCTTCTGCTTATAAGTCGGATGTTCTGGACTTCTTCCAACTTGCTGGTGCTCCTGGTGTCTACAACAAGGCAACTGGTTCTGGTTTTGGTGCTCAATGGGTGCAAGGTAAGAAAGGTTTTGTTGCTGGTCTGAACTATGTTGCACAAGGTGGTTCTGATTCCACCAAAGGTGAGTTTAACGAAAAAGGTGCTCTGAACACTCTTGCTCAGATTGGTTACCGTGCTCCTAATTATGGTGTTGCATTCGGTTATCGTTATGGTACTGAAGGCACTCGTGTTCGCACCTTCAATGGTGTTCTGGGTTCTTCTGGTGCTCTTGCTCCTGGTCAAACCTCTAATGGTTATGCTCTGAGTGCTTACTGGCAACCTTCCAAGTCTGGCATCATTCCTTCTGTGAGTGGTGGTTATGGTTGGAATACTGTAAGTCTGAATGCCGAAGGTGAAGCAACTCCTAATGGCGCTACCGATTCGCAAACTTGGTACGCTGGTCTCCAGTGGTCTGATGTACTTGCTAAGGGTAATTCTGCTGGTTTTGCTATCGGTCAGCCTGGTAATGCAGAAGGACTTACTAAGGAAGCAACTATGTGGGAACTGTTCTATAAGTATCGTGTGAGCGACAACATCACTGTTACTCCTGCAGTGTTCTATGTTTCGAACAATCAGGCACTTTCGGATACCTCTTCCAACTATGGTGGTGTAATTCAAACTACCTTCCGTTTCTGATAAACCACTCATAAGTTGAGTGAAAGCACCCCAGAAAGGGGTGCTTTTTTATGAAACCAGAACCTTAACCAAATCTTAGTGGACTTTAAGGTTCTCTTCCAGTATTATTACTTACGAAGTCAATTCACTTCCAAAAAACTTTTTATGAAACTCAAAAATCTTATTGCTATTGGTCTGGTTGCTGCTCCTGCTGCTGCTCTTGCTGGACCTGCTCTGAATGGTGCTGGAGCTACGTTTCCCGCCCCAATTTATCAACGATGGTTCCAGGATTTTGCTTCGTCTACTGGAAATCGTGTTAATTACCAATCTGTTGGTTCTGGTGCTGGTGTTCGTCAGTTCATCGCTGGGACCGTCGATTTTGGTGCGTCTGATGAACCGATCAAAGCATCGGAAGCAGCAAAGGTGAAGCGTGGTGTCGTTCAAATCCCTATGGTGGGTGGAACGATTGCTGTCGCTTATAACAAACCTGGATGCAAACTAAAACTGACCCAGAAGCAAACCGTTGATGTATTCTCTGGACGCATTAAGGATTGGAAAGCACTTGGTTGCTCCGCTGGTCCTATTCAAGTGGTGTATCGTTCTGATGGATCTGGAACTACCTTTGCATTCACCAACTCTCTGGATGCATTCGGTGGTTGGGCTCCTGGTGTTGGTAAGGCAGTCAAGTGGCCTACTGGTGTTGGTTCAAAAGGTAACGAAGGTGTTGCTGGAACCATCAAGAACACTGCTGGTGCGATTGGCTATGTGAATACTGGATTTGTTCGTGCTAACAAACTCCAAGCAGCAGTTCTTCAAAACAAGGCAGGTAAGTTTGTTGGACCTTCTGCTGCAACTGGTTCTGCTGCTCTGAATGGTATTACTCTGGATGCAAACCTTGCTGGCGAGAACCCCAATCCTGCTGGTGTAAATGCATATCCCATTTCTACTTTGACTTGGATTCTTGCTTATAAGAAAGGTAATGGTGCAAAGGCAGATGATATTCGTGCCGCTATTAACTATGCTCTAAGCACAAAGGCACAATCTATTGCTGATGATCTTGGATATGTTCCTCTTTCTGGTAGCGTTCTGAACAAAGCACGTCTTGCTGTTGGTCGCATCGGTAACTGACATACATAGGGGGGTTGACAAAACCCCCTTTTTAATGTATTATAGATAACGAGTTAGGAGGTTTATGTCTCTTATTTCCCAAACAGACCGTCAAATGGTCATTGAGGCGCTTGAATACTATATTCATAAACTAAAAGAAGATAATTGTACAGAAGCATCAATTTATGCATATAATACACTTCTTCGTTGGATAGAACTGGAGTACTTTAAGAATGAAAATTAATCTCTGGTTCTGCATTGAAATGAATCAATGGCGTTGGACTCTGACAGATGACCATCGTCCAATTATCAAACAAGAATCTGGGCAAAGGGAAAATCTCCGTGACGCTATGAATGATGTAGCAAATACAGTTGAATATCTTATGAGTCAATCTTGACTTTTTATGGGCGATTGGCGCAGCGGTAGCGCAGCTGCTTTACACGCAGACGGTCATTGGTTCGAATCCGATATTGCCCATTATAAATATTTAAAAAAATTGAAGAAGTATAACTGATTATACAAATGGAAAATTTAAGAATCAGATGCCGCTCCTGTGGAAAGGAGTTAGAGGGGCATCCTACGAAAACTGTGTCTTGTGGTTGCTCTAATATGGCATCCATTCGTGGTGATAAGATTTCAGCAGTTGACTTATCTGCTGTTATTATGTTAAACTCTTATGGTCATAAATCAAAACCTGGTGTTCTTACTAACGAAGATCTTGCCTTCCAAGAGGCAAGAAGACAACGTAAAGTAAGACGTTTAGATTTTGAAGTCCGTTGAGGACTTTTATTGGAAGCGTGGCAGAGTCCGGTTTATTGCGTTTGTCTTGAAAACAAATGAGGGTAAGACCTCCACTGGTTCGAATCCAGTCGCTTCCGTTACAAATATTACAAAATTTTAGATTTTCTTAATCTATATTTTTGTATCAACACAAACTTGACATAGTACAAATACCCACTAGCATAACTAGTAGTATTCAACCTAAACCCTATGGATCAGCGCACCTACGATAATTGGGTGAAGATCAAGGAGACTTTTGAAGCCTCTGGGAACATGGATAATATGTTCTATAAGAGAGCAGTCGAAATAGTCAAAACCCGCAGAGATCCTCTTGCAAAGTTTCTTGGAGATGAGAAATGATGGAACCATTTGATGATGATTATGTAACTCGCACAGAAGTGCAGGAGATGATCGATGCAGCAATACGACGACACAACCGTAATGCTTCTATCATTAGTATGTGCGTCGGTTGGGTGGTTCTTGCTTTATTTGCTGAGGGACTTTTAAGGTTGATAGGCGTCATTCCACCAGTTTTGCCATGGTTAAACATTACCCTGAAATAATAGGAATCTTTTTCCTTCTGGTGTTTGCTGCCACTATGTTCTATCAAGGAACTTGTATTATGAGAGGTCAAAGAGGATATTCACTCAGAGATTATATGAAACAAGAAAGTTCAAGTATGCGTAAACGAATAGAAGAACTTTTAAAGGACAAATGATAACTTTAACCGAAGAAGATTTGCAAGAGTTGCAAGAAAGAGTCATGCGGCAAAAAATGGAAGAGTTATTTGAAGAACCATCTACTTATGAGGATGAGAAAGATGATTAAAACTTTTATATCTTCACTTTTACTTTTTAGTTCTATTGCATCGTTCATTTATTGGGGACTTACACACGCATATCCAGGAGTTGTATGAAAGTAGGATTAATCGGACTAGGACGGATGGGAGAAGGAATGTCCCGTCGAATGATGAAAGCAGGTATTGAGGTTTGGGGTTATAGGAGGAATTATGAGAAAGCACAAGAAGCATATGAAAACGGATATGTTAACGGTGTTACAACTTCTATACAAAGCCTTGCTCAGGTAGTAAAACATACTCAGAGTGGAGTATCAGACAAATATGGACCAGGCATCTTTATGATGGTTGTACCAGCAGAAACAGTAGAGGAGACAATCAATGAGTTACTACGATATTGTGACGAAGGAGATATTATTATTGATCATGGCAATAGCAATTTTAAAGACAGTAGGAAAAGAGCAGAACGTTTGGCAAAGTTGGGTATCCAATATATTGATTGTGGCACTAGCGGTGGTGTTTATGGTCTGGATCGTGGATACTGTCTTATGGTTGGAGGTGGAAATACTGCAGTCGCCACTTGTTCGCGCATTTTTGATGCCCTCTCACCAGGAATTGACGCTGCCCCCAGGACTCAATTTAACTCAGACGTAACCTCTGCTGAGTTTGGTTGGTTACATTGTGGCGGACCAGGGGCAGGACATTTTGTGAAGATGGTTCACAATGGAATCGAATACGGCATTATGCAGGCATATGCCGAAGGATTCAATATTCTCAAGAACGCTAATGCAGGTGCTCAGTATGTCAGAGAAGGAGATGCAGAGGTTGCCCCAATGGCGGATCCAGAATCCTATTGTTATGATATTGATGTTGCTGAGGTTGCTGAGTTGTGGCGTCGTGGTAGCGTGGTTGGGTCTTGGTTACTTGATCTTACTGCTGATGTGTTACGCAGGGATGGTGAGCTTAAACAGTTCTCTGGAGGCGTATCCGACAGTGGTGAGGGTCGTTGGACTGTTTCTGCCGCTGTGGATTTGGGGGTTCCCGCTCCTGTCATTACTACTGCACTATTTGAAAGATTTAACTCACGCAATCTCGGATCGTTCGGAGCAAAGATCCTAAACGGAATGCGTTATATGTTCGGTGGACATCATGTTAGGTAAAGTACTTTTATTTGTTTCAGTTCCTTTCGTATTAACAACTCTTTATTTCGGAACAAAAGGAGGGTATTATGATACCGAAAAGTATAAAGGAAACGGAACCGCACATTAGGCAGCGGTATCACTTTGCAACATCAGCATTTGTAAGAATGTGGGGGCATAGTTCATTACACGATCGTCGTATCGTAGAATTCTGTGAGGTATGGGCGCATAGAACTGAAAACGCACCATTGGATGATAGAGTATTGGATCAATATTTCTATTATGAATTTAAAACTTGGAGAGGATACTGATGGGACACTTTGCACGATGGGTATTGGAAAACCCATATACACTTGGATTTCTTGGATATATTTTGATTGTTCTTCCTATTATGGGTATATGGGCGATTCATAAATACGAATGGCAGCACTGGGCACCATTTGACAAAGGGCACAAGAAGTAAAGGTTCAAAACATATAAATAGTTTTGAACTTACTTGATAAGTTTTTATGCCGTATTCAAATCCAGAACAACAAAAAGCCGCACAGAAGCAGTGGTATGAGAAAAACAAGTCTATTACCGCTCAAAGATCAAAAGAGGCTAGACAAAGGAAGAGAATGTGGTATAATAATATTATGGATGAAAAGTCCTGTGAGAGATGTGGAGAAAATGATAATGCCTGTTTAGACTGGCATCATCTCAATCCAAAAGAAAAAGAACACGATATTGCTTTTTTACTTTGTAATAGAAGTAAAGAATCAATTTTAGAAGAGATGGAAAAATGTATCTGTCTTTGTTCTAACTGTCACAGAAAACTTCATTACTACGGGGCGTAGTATAGTGGTAGAATGCCGCTTTTGGGAAGCGGAGGTGCAAGTTCGATTCTTGCCGCCCCGATCGCCAGTTACTTCACTGGCACACTTGACACAAAAACTCAAACACCTTATAATACTAGGGTAAACAAAACAAAACAATGTCTCTGATTCAAAAATTCAAAAAGGATGTTAGCACTCTACGTTCTGCTGCTAACGGGGAAATCTACCTTGATGTAAAGAATCCGAAACTTTATAAAAAGGTTCGCCGCTTCTATGAAAATGAAGGGGTGGTATTTTCCGGTGATCCTCTTGATGATTACGAAATTCTTATGGAGTATATTGATCAGGATCTTGAATCTGTTGAGGTTGCATGAAAACCAAAGTTCTTCTGGAGCGTGAAGGATATCGTTTCGTAGAGGCAGGTATCCTTGAAATTAACGGTAAACCTGATTACCGTTTACAAAAACAAAACGAATACACCAAACGCTGGAATGACATTTATCTTTTTGATAATGGTCTACAATGTACTACTGCTATGGAAGACATTGACTATGCGCGTTGGTTAGATCCAGATAGAGTTCCTTGTTATGTAAGAGATGATGATTAAATAGTCACGGATGGACTTTAACAGCACTGGTCGGGAGCAAACCCCTAATGTCAAAATCTGATTTACTTCGGTGGATTGGAAATATTCTTCTTATAATTGGTTATCAAACTATGTTATGGGGAGAATTTAAATATGGTTTATTAATAAAGGTTATTGGAGGTTTACTCACAGTGCCTTTTGCTATTAAACTTAAACTTTGGGATGTACTATTCTTATGTGCATTCTTTGGTATTACCGAGATATCAAAGTTAACCCAACTTTTCTTAGTTTAGTAAAACTAAGTGGTGGAGTCAAATATGACCCTATTGTTTTCTTGCTTTTCTCAAGAGCAAGTGGTGCGGATGGGACTCTCTCCCGCCTGGTTTCCAATTTCCAGTTAAAGAATTGGTGGCGAGCCTGAGTTACAGAGGTGGGTTGCATAAACCCATCTTTTTTAGTATAATGGTAAAAAGTATTCTTGTTTATGAAGGTTGCATTAATCACTGGAATCACAGGTCAAGACGGTTCTTATCTTGCCGAACTTCTTTTGGAGAAAGGATATGAAGTTCATGGTATTGTAAGACGTGCATCTTTGATTAATACGCATCGTATAGATCATTTGTATCAAAATGTTAAGTTACATTACGGAGACTTAACAGACTCTACTAATATAGTAAGAGTCATACAGAAAGTCCAACCTGATGAAATTTATAATCTTGGTGCTCAAAGTCATGTCAAAGTATCCTTTGAGATGCCTGAATACACTGCTGATGTGGATGGTGTGGGAACTCTTCGGGTTCTTGAAGCAGTGCGTCTTTTGGGTATGGAAGACCGTGTACGCATCTATCAGGCATCTACCAGCGAACTTTACGGATTGGTTCAAGAAACTCCTCAAAGTGAAACTACTCCTTTTTATCCCCGTTCTCCTTATGGGGTAGCAAAACTCTATGGATATTGGATAACCAAAAACTATCGTGAAGCATATGGGATGTATGCTTGTACTGGAATTCTGTTTAATCACGAATCACCAAGACGTGGAGAAACGTTTGTAACACGTAAGATTACTCGTGGTCTTTCAAAGATTTCTTGCGGACTTCAAGATGTTCTTGAACTTGGTAATCTAAATGCTAAACGTGACTGGGGACACGCTAAGGACTTTGTAGAAGCAATGTGGTTGATGCTTCAACAAGATGAACCAGAAGATTATGTGATTGCAACTGGTGTTCAGTACTCTGTAAAGGAGTTTGTGGAAGAATCGGCACCTTACTTTGGAATGAAGATTGAATGGGAAGGTGAGGGTCTTGATGAGGTTGGTATTGATAAACTTACTGGCAGAACGGTCATTAGAGTCAATCCTAAATATTTTCGACCTGCTGAAGTAGAGACTTTATTAGGTGATGCCTCTAAGGCAAAAGAAAAATTAGGTTGGGAACCTAAGATTTCTTTCAAACAATTAGTTGAGGATATGTGCATTTATGGACAGTGATTCCAGAGTATTAGTTGCTGGTGCCAATGGGATGGTTGGATCTGCAATTGTTAGAAATCTTGAAAGTAAAGATTATAGTGATATTATTAGGGGAACTCGTCAGACTGTAGATTTTACAGATCAAGAAGCGACTGATACATTTTTTAGACTTAAAAAACCTGATTATGTTTTTGTTGCCGCTGCCAAGGTTGGTGGTATTATGGCAAACAATACATATAAGGCAGATTTCTTGACTGAGAATATCCGTATTCAGACGAATATTATTGATTCTGCATATCGTTGGGGTGTAAAGAAACTTTTGTTTCTTGGTTCATCCTGCATCTATCCCAAGTTTGCAACTCAACCAATCACCGAAGATCAGTTGATGACTGGTGCTCTGGAACCAACCAATGATGCCTATGCGATTGCAAAGATTGCTGGTATTATGATGTGTCAGGCATATCGCCAACAGCATGGGTTTAATGCCATCTCCTTGATGCCTACGAACCTTTATGGTCCTAACGATAACTTTGACCTGGAAACGTCTCACGTTCTTCCAGCAATGATTGCTAAGTTTCATGCTGCTCTTGACCATAGTAAGTATTGGGAAGTCAAACTTTGGGGTGATGGTTCTGCGATGAGAGAGTTTCTGCACGTTGATGATCTTGCAGAAGCGTGTTATACCTGTATGCAGGTCTATAATGAAGCAGAACATATCAATGTTGGTACAGGTGAAGATGTGACGATTAAGGAACTTGCGGAAACTGTTGCTGATGTTGTTGGGTATGATCGTGATATTAATTGGGATACTACAAAACCAAATGGTACTCCACGTAAAGTCTTGAATGTAGATAAGATTAAATCGCTTGGTTGGGAACCAAAGATTGGTCTCCGTGAAGGTATTGGGTCAACTTATCAATGGTATAAAGAAAATGCTTGCAAATGATGATCTAGGAAATCTGGGAAGACTTGGTAACCAGATGTTTCAATATACTGCTCTTCGTGGTCTTGCCCAAAGACACGGATATGAGTATTGCTTACCACCAAGAGCAGTTGTTGCAACAAGAGATATTAATTGTGTAAACTCAGATATTACAATGTTTGAGTGCTTTAAGATTCCTGAAGCACCAAAGCATGTGACTAATTTTCCAAAGGTAATGGAATCAAATTTTGGATTAGATCAAAATCTTTGGAACAACTGTCCAGATAATATTAGTCTTTATGGATATTTCCAAACAGAAAAATATTTCAAGCATATTGAAAAGCAAATTCGTGAGGCATTTACTTTTGCCGATGAAATTCGTGAACCAACAGAAGAAGCATTTAAATCAAATTTTGGTAATGAAGAAGTAATTGCAATTCATCTTCGTAGGGGAGATTATCTACAATATCCACATCACCCAGTACAAACGTTAGAGTATTATGCTCAGGGATTGTCTCATATGCCAGAAGACATTCCAGTTATGATTTTTTCTGATGGAATTGAGTGGTGTAAGGAGCAAGAAGTTTTTCAGGGAGATCGTTTTATTTTTGCAGAAGGAAACAGCACTGGCGTAGATCTTTGTCTCCAATCCCTTTGCACATATCACATCATTGCCAATTCTTCATTCTCTTGGTGGGGTGCTTGGTTGGCAAAAAGTAAAAAAACAGTTGCCCCAAGTACTTGGTTTGCTGGACCAGATGCTTCTAAAGATCTCAGCGATTTATATTTACAAGGATGGATTATCATATGAGAGTTGCAGTTTTAATATCTGGAAGATTGAAGTGTTATGAAAGTTGTCTGATTCCTTTATTGGAGTCGTGTGACTATGATGTTGATTTGTTTATTTCAATTAATGCTGAGAGAGATGATTATCACAATCAAGCATTGAATAATCTCTCAAAATGGTTGAAGGGTGAATATATTTGTCCTTATGTTATTCCCCAGCATTATAAAGATATTTTTATTAATATGGGAACGGGAACTAATGAACCATTGCCATATAATCAATTATCGATGTTTTTCAATGATATGAATGCTTTTAAATTAGCAACTCAATATGCTGATGATAATAACTTCGAATATGATGCATATATGAAATATCGTTCTGATATTGTTACTAACAAATTACCAGATATTGAAAAATCTGATGAATATCAAATTTTTTCGGTAATTCCTTGGTGTAATCACTATTCACCCATAATAGACAGACAAAATCCAACCATATACAATTCTCCTGGAGATTGGAGACTTCCAGATACAGTAAATGCTCCATGGGTTTCTGATGCAATAGTATATGGAAACAGAAATTCAATGGAAGCATATATGCAGACATATAATTATTGTATTGAAATGAATGAATTGTGGAAGGGTTTATATCCAATTGCCTTTGAGCCATCTGTGACTCAGAACGCTTATGATAAGGGTTTAGAAGTTAAATATTTTTCTGCACCATATACTATTGATCCTTCCAGGCACCAATAAATATTTAAAAATATTTTTCTTATGAAAGTTATTATTCCAATGTCTGGTATGAGTAGTAGATTTGCTGCTGCTGGATATGACATTCCAAAATATCTTATTGAAGTTGATGGAAGAAAGGTTATAGAACATATCGTCGATCTTTATCCAGAAGATAGTAAATTTGTTTTTATTATCAACGATAAGCATAAAGAAGAAACTAATATAGTTGAGGTATTGGATAAACTTGTAGAGAAAAAAGAAATAGTTAGTATTCCTAGACATAAAAATGGCCCAGTATTTTCTGTATTTGAGTTTGAGAATCTGATTGATGATGAAGAAGAAGTAATTGTCAATTATTGTGATTTCTCAATATATTGGGATTATCGTCATTTCAAAGGTTTTGTTGATGCAACGGAGTGTGATGGATGTGTAATTTGTTATACTGGATTTCATCCCCATATGCTGGGTAGTGATAATTATGCATTCTGCCGCACTGATGAGGACAATAAGATTTTAGAAGTTCGTGAGAAGCAACCATTCACAGAAGATAAAATGTCTGAATTTGCTTCTGCTGGAAACTACTATTTCAGGAAAGGTAGTTATGTAAAGAAATACTTTAAACAGTTGATGGATGAAGATATTAACATCAACGGTGAGTATTATGTAAGCCTGATTTATAACCTACTTGTTCGTGATGAACTTATAAGTCTTGTTTATGAAGTTCCTTATATGCTTCAATGGGGAACTCCATTTGATCTTGATGTTTATAATAGTTGGTCAAATTATTATCGTAAAGCACTAGAAGGTCAGAAAGAAGTTAGACTTGAAAACTGTATTCTTGCTCTTCCAATGGCAGGTGCTGGGAGTCGCTTCTCAAAAGAAGGATATACCGAACCAAAACCATTCATTCAAGTCAATGGTAAAGATATGGTAGATCAGGCAGTTCGCTGCTTACCAAAAACTGATGATGTCATTTATGCCTGTCTGAAAGGTCATCAATCACCTGGTCAAAATACAGTCTGGATTGATGAAGTTCTTGAAGGTCAGGCTTGCACAACAGAAAGAATTGTCAATGTGATTGATCCAGATTCTTCTATTTTAATTTCAGCTTGTGATAATGGTGTATTCTATGATGCCGATAAGTTTTTAGATTTGGTAAATGATGAAGAAAATGATATAATAGTTTGGACTTATAGAAATAACTATACGAGTCATTTGCAACCAGAGGCATATTCTTGGGTTAAATGTGATGAGGATGGGAATGTAAGTCGTGTCGATGTTAAAAAATTTACTGGAACTGATCCTGTAAAAGAGTTTGCCATTACTGGAACTATGTTTTTCCGTTCAAGGGAAATCTTTTTCCGTTCTTTAAAATCTTTATATGATAATGATAATAGAACTAATGGCGAATTCTATGTTGATAGTATGCTTAATGAAGCAATAGAATTGGGATATAAAGTTAAAAACTTTGAGATTGATAATTATATTTGTTGGGGAACTCCAAATGATTTAAAGACTTACCAATACTGGCAAAGATTTTTTAATAAAGTTGATTGGCACTCTTACGAATACGAAAATGACTACTTTACCATCTAAAAAAGATATAAATGCAGTTTTAATGTTGTATTGGGGTTGGACTGATCTTATTCAACTTGTTGGTATGGTTAGGTATTATCAAACTCAATATAAATCTGTAAGTTTAATATGTCTTCCCCATCAAAAAGAATTTTTGGAAGCATTGTATCCAGACTTTAATTTAATTTTCGTTTCTTGTCCAGATGGAACAGCGAGTAATGATATTGATAAGTTGGCTAAAAAACTTTTTGATGAGGATTATCTATTTTTGAATGAAGGAAAACCTGGAGAACATGGGCATCAAAATTGTTGGAATTTTGAACAAGCTTGCCTGAGAATGAATATTCAAAATGAAATTCCTAAAACTAATATTCAATATAAAAATTGTCAAATATTAAAAAAATTTAACTTGCAAGAAAAATTACAAATTAATGAAAGAGATGCAAGTGATCCAACATTTGACCAAAGAATAGGATTCTATACGCTTTCAAATCTTGATTATTCTATTGCATTTGATTATTTTAAAATTATAAGGAATGAGGATGATGAACAAAGAAAATATTCTGAGTTAGTTAAATTTAATGAATATTCTGTTGTTCATCATGTTGATGGTATGGATCTTTCTAATATTGAGTATAATTTGGTTTATTTAAATAATAATTCAACTAAAATTATTGATACGATAAAGATTATTGAAAATGCAAAAGAAGTTCATTTTTATGACAGTCTTTATGGAATACTTTGTTATTTTTTATATTTTTCAAATCAGTTGAGGGGTCCAAAGTTCTACCTACACAAGTATGCCAGAATGAAAATACCCAAATTTTTTGATTATAAAAAAATGGAGGAGAGTGGTGATTGGATTGTTATTGCATAATTTATGTGGTATAATCGTAGTATATAATATTTTTAATGTATGGATCCTATTCTAATATCGGAAGTTAATTTTTTTAACAAAATTACTGATAAGGTGGAAGTAATTTTTGATGTTGGGGCATATAATGATTCTCCATATGTCCAAACGGGAGGTGAAGTTCATTATTTTGAACCTTTTCCGAAATATCTAGAACAACTAAAGCAGTTGTCGAATAATAATGAAAAATCATTTTTTAATGCTTTTGGTTTGAGTGATGAAAATACATCTTTTGATTTTTGGGTAAGTACATATTCTTTTATTGAACGACCAAATTCTACTGGTGATCCAATAAAATGCGAATTACGTAGAGCAGATGAATATTGCAGATCTAATAATATTAAGGAGATTGACTTTTTAAAAATTGACGTTGAATGCATGGAAACCAAAGTTTTTCGTGGATTTGGAGACTATTTGAACAACGTAAAAATTATTCAATTTGAATATGGACCCGGGCAAAAAGAAGTTGGTGATAATCTAGATATTATGCTTTCTTACCTAGAACCATATGGATTCACTGGATTTAGTTATATGTTTTTTGAAGACCATGGTGGATTAACTCCAATTTCTGATAGGGAAGATCTGTGGAGATGGTGTAATATTGTCGCATATAATAAAAATTATTTTAATTCTGAACCTTGGTAATTTTAAAAAATAATATTAGTAGAGTATGAATATTGAACATTGGAATTCTAGAAAAACTAGAGTTATTAAAGAAAAAGATGAGAATGGTAGGGACATTGAAGTTTCATATTTCTTCACTTGTCAATTTACTGGTCTTTCTAAGCATTATCCTCAACCACTAATCTATTCGCATCAAACTCAGAGACTGACTCTTCCAACCAAAGAAATGTTTATGTCTTTGGGTAGAGGAACTGTCTATGAAGAAACGATGGAGTATCAAGTAGAACTTCCTTTTCATTTTAAGAATTTCTGCTCAGTTCCTGTATTTTACTTTGTGTATAATATGGCGAACTACTATCATTTTATCTACGATACGTTGCCTTATCTCTACTCTTACTTCAATGAGAAAGAGATTCATCCAGATCTTAAACTTCTTGTGAGTCCGCCAGAAGGTAAAGATGATCTTTATCCTTTTGTTTGGGAATCGCTAGAACTTCTTGGTATTAGAAGAAAAGATGTTGTATTTCTAAACCCAGACACTCTTTATAATACTGTTGTAGTGGGGTCGTCATTGACCCATAACGGTCTTTCAAATACTCCACCACATTCTGGTGTATTTGATATTATCAACCGTATGAAAGGTGAATATCAGGGTCCAGAGAAGATTTATATCTCACGGCGCACTTGGTTGCATAATAACTTCGATAATATTGGAACCAACTATACTGAGCGCCGTCGTTGTGTGAATGAGGATGAAGTAGCAGAACTTTTCAAGTCTCATGGATATGAAGAAGTCTTCTGTGAAAATATGACGATGAAAGAGAAGATTGGTTTATTCAACTCTGCTAAGTATGTTGCTGGACCAATTGGTGGTGGTATGTGTAATGTAATCTTCTCACCACCAGAAACAAAAGTTATTTCTATCAATAGTCCTTTGTTTTTTGATGTCAATACTCGCTTTGAGTATTCAATGTCTCATACAGAATTACATCATTTTAATGATACTGAGTTTGTGGAGAAAGTAGAGGAAAGTGTGGAAAGTGATGGTGCTCTTTCTATCTCTGGTGGTCTAAACTCTCCTTGGAAGGTAAATCTAAATAAACTAGCATTATTCCTTAAAGATGTCTGAAATACTAGAACTAGCAAGAGAAATTAGTGACTACACTATTTGTGGTGAAGGTAATGTATCAGTAAGAGTAGATGAAAATACATTCCTCATTAAAGCAAGTGGAACAAGTCTTCATACACTATCAGAAGAAGACTTGACATTATGCAATACAAATGGTGCTCAGATAGAACTTCTCCATAAGAAACCAAGTATTGAAACTTCATTTCATGCTTGGATTATGAAGACATTTCCTGATATTAATTTTATTGCACATACTCACCCTCCACATACAACTAAGATTCTTTGTTCAGAAGCAATTTATGATTTTGCAGACCACAGATGGTTTCCAGATCAAATTGTGAGGAATGGAATTAAGTCCTGTGTTGTTCCTTATGCTCCTCCTGGCGAATCAATTTTAAAGTTAGTTGATAAGCATGTGTCAAAGTTTGTGGATGATGAAGGTTATTTTCCTAAGTTGATTCTTCTACAAAATCATGGTATAATCTCAGCATCGACATCTAAGAAAGATTGTGCAGCTTCCACTTTAATGTGTGAAAAGTCTGCCGATATTTTTATTGGAGCAAAACTTTTGGGTGGAGTTAAGTTCTTAACAAAACAAGAAGTTGCCGATGTTGATACTTGCCCAAATGAAAATTATAGGAGAAATATGTATCAATGAATAAATTTTTGTTTGTTCCTATGGGAGAAACTTTTAGGTATCTATTTGATGGAGATCCTAGAGGAAGAGGTGGAATTGAATCTTATAATTTACAGATGGAGGTATCTAATTCCCATCTTAAATTATTAAATCAAATTAATAACGACTGTGAAACTGATATATTTTACCATTTTTATGGTATGAATTCGCAGTATGATGAAGATTTAGTAAATTTATACTCCTCAAAAAATTATAATGTAGATGGCGCTTTTACGGATGGATTGATTGGTGAGGTTAATTTCTATAATAAGACATATGACTTATTAAGAAGTAAGGATTTATCTGAGTATAAGAGCATACTTTTTGTTAGAGCAGATTTCTTCCTCAAACCTTATTTTAAAAATGTATATGATCATAATGATCAGAGAATTTTATTTACTCATGTGAATGAAATTTGTAGAGGATATCATCTTGACCCAGATGGTGTTAATCCATTTGTTAATTATATGATCTTTCATGTTCCAAATAGATTTTTTGATAAACTATTGAATGGTCAAATAATGAACTATCATAGTTCTTATGCACATTGTTTGCGTAATGGTTTATCTCATGACGATATTTGGTTTATTTTAGATACTTATCACTCATCAAACACTGAATATGTTTGGAATCCTATTTTTCATCAAGTAGGTAGACCTGAAAATAAAGAATGGATTGATAGAGGATATAGAGTTAATCCAGAAACAAGGCAACCATATTTTATTGAAAATGATAATATCTATTCCAACTTAAAAAACAATGACTTCTATAATTAAAATGAAAGTAATATATGTTGACATTGATGAAACAATTTGTCATAGAGAGACCTCTGTTGATTTTGGAACCACTCATGATTATTCGAAGGCAAAACCAATACCAGAAAACATAGAAAAAATTAATAAACTTTATGATGAAGGTCATACAATAGTTTATTGGACTGCTCGTGGTAGTAGAAAGCAAATAGATTGGTTTGACCTTACTGCAAAGCAACTTTCCGAATGGGGTGCCAAGTATCACGAATTGAAAACAGACAAACCATTTTATGATTTGTTTATTGAAGATAAATCGCTAAGGATTGAAGAACTGTGATTATTATTTCTCATCGCGGCAATATTCGGGGACCAGTTCCTGATAAAGAAAATCGTCCAAGTTACATTGACTGTGCGATTGGAAATGGATATCATGTAGAAATTGATGTTCGTTCAATTGATGGTGAGTTGTGGTTGGGTCATGATGAACCACAATATAAAATTGACCATAACTGGTTAGATAAGCGTAGGCATTATCTGTGGTTGCATTGCAAAAATCTTGAAGCGGCAAAAGAGTGTTGGGTATATCATTCTTTTTGCCATACAGGAGATCCATTTACTTACACTTCAACTGGAAAGATTTGGTTACATGATCTTTCAATGAAGATTGATGGAAATGTAATTATTCCTCTCATTGATTGTGATGATGTTGAGTGCTTTATACCTATCGGTGAAAAACCTTTTGGTATATGCACTGATTATCCTGCCTTTGTATGAAAACAATATTTGTAAGGCATTATGATGCCTTTGGTGATTGGGTAAGTATCAATGGTCTTGTGCGATATTTAATTCAACAATATCATTATAAACAAGTCTATCTTGTTTTAGAACATAATGAAACTCGTAAAAACTTTGTAGAGTTATTGTATGGGGATGAACCAAAAATATCCACAATAATGGATCGTGAGTTTGAGAGAGTATGTACTAATGAGGATGTAATTGATACTAGGGTTAATGAGTATTATCCTAGAATTGGTAGTGGTAATTATTGGAGTAATCAGAATCCCTTAGAAGATTATAACCATATTGGACCAACATCAAATTCTGATAATTTCTATATTAAACTTGGCATAAATCCAGAAGTTAAAAATAAACATTTCTTTTTTTCTAGAAAAGTAGATCTTGAAGAAAAACTTTTCGACAGTTTAGACTTAACTGAACCATATTCAGTCGTATGTGACTATGGTGAAAACCTTATAGATAGAAAGTATTTAAAACATTCTAAGGTTGTCAATCTTCATAATATTTCACCAAATTTGGTGGATGTGTTAAAGATACTAGAAAATTCTGATGATATTCATCTTATCGAGAACACAGTATCTTTATTTGTTTATCATATGCAATCAGCATTTTTATTGAGCGATTTTAAAGTTCATTTACATGCCTATGCAAGAAAAGAATCACATCGTAGGTGTGATAGTCCTGAATGTAACAATCAATTTTTAAATATGTTACTTTTACCTAAACTTGAAAATTGGGAAATTTTCTGGAATTAAAATCTTTAAAAAATTTTTGTGAGGTCTTAAAAAGATGAACGTTCTTGTGCCTATGGCTGGATCTGGCAGTCGATTTGCTAAGGTAGGATATACTCTTCCGAAACCATTAATTGAAGTTCGTGGTAAACCAATGATTCAAGTAGTCATTGAGGGACTAAATGTAGATGCCAAATATACTTATGTTGTCCAGAAAGAACATTATGAAAAGTACAATCTTCAATATCTTTTAAATTCAATTACCCCTAATTGTAATATCGTTCAAGTTGATGGTATTACCGAAGGTGCTGCTTGTACAACTCTATTGGCACGAGAGTTTATTGATAATCAAGAACCTTTAATTATCACCAATTCAGATCAATTGATTTTATGGAATAGTGAAGAGACTCTTTATGCCTTTAATAGGGATAATGTTGATGGTGGTATAGTTACTTTCTCCGCAACTCATCCCAAATGGTCTTTTGCTAAACTTGGTGATGATGGTTATGTTTGTGAAGTTGCTGAAAAAAATCCTATTTCGGAACATGCAACTGCTGGAATTTACTATTGGAAGAATGGTTCTGATTATGTAAAGTATGCCGAACAAATGATTGCTAAGGATATTCGTGTAAATAATGAATTTTATGTTTGTCCTGTATATAATGAAGCAATTGGAGATGGTAAAAAAATCTGTATCAAAGAAATTGGTGTTGATGATATGTGGGGTTTAGGAACACCAGAAGATCTCGGATATTTCTTAGAGAACTATGAAGGAAAAATCTAATCAATTTTTCATTAAAATAAATCTTAATCAAATTAAACTTTGCATATTTGATGTAGATGGAGTTTTAGTTGATAGTAGATCTCTTCATTATCCTGCAACCATGCTTGCCTTAAAGGATTATGGATATTTTTATTCCCGAGAAGAAGATGAAAATTTTGGCACTATACCTACTAGGCAAAAATTAAATCTTCTAGCAGAACATGGTAAGATTGAAAAAGATTCTGTTGATTGTATTTGGGATCTTAAAGATAATTATGCATGTGAATTGTTTGAAAATAATATTGTAATCAATACTCAAATTAAACCTCTATTTAAAATACTAAAATCTAATAAAATTAAAATATCATTAGCATCAAATGCTAGATATAGTTTTTTAAATAAAGTTGTAGACAAGTTAGATATTGGAGAATATGTTGATTTGATTCTTAGTGCTCAATCTGTAATACCAAAACCAGATCCTGCAATTTATATAAATGCTATGAATTACTTTGATATATCTCCAGATCATACTTTAATATTTGAAGATAGTGAGGTTGGGAAACAATCTGCTTATGCAAGTAAAGCTAATGTTTATGAAATTTCAAGATTTGATCAATTAACACCTTTTATATTTGAAAATAATGAAACTTATTGCACATCGCGGTAATATCAATGGTCCCAATCACGAGTTGGAAAATAATCCAGAGTATATTGATATTGCAATATCAAATGGATTTGATGTTGAGATTGATGTAAGAAATGTAGATGGCGATTTTTATCTTGGACACGACAACCCTCAATATCTAGTTTCTATATCCTGGTTGGAGGAAAGAAAGGACAATCTTTGGATACACTGTAAAGATTTAAAATCTCTTGAAATTTTTTCCAATAGTTCTGAAGATTTTAACTATTTTTGGCATCAAGAGGATGATTTTACATTAACTAGTAAAAATTACATCTGGACTTATCCTGGAAAGCCATATACAATGAAATCAATTATTGTTATGCCAGAATTGATTGATGACTTAGAATATAAAAATTTTAAATCATTGAATTGTTATGGTGTTTGTAGTGATTACGTTTCTTGAACTATAATGTATATTAAAAGGTAATTATGAAAGATAAATGTTTATTTGTTATTAATGGTGACACCTTTCGTTTGGGTGGTCAAGGATCCGTTGGTAAGGGTGGAGAAGAATCCATCAACAGACAAAAGTTGGCAACCGATTCTCATAATAATTTTTTTGAATCTATTGAAAAAAAGTTAGGAGTTAAATGTGAAATTTATTTAAACATTTATACTTGTAACGATGAATATGATCAAAAATTATTGGAATGGTATGGTGAAAGAGTTGTAAATGTTGCTATACATCCAAAAAGATTTGAAAATGAACTTGGTTTGGTCTATGATACAACAAGATCTCTAAAAGAATTTGGTCTTGATGATTATAGATTTGTAATGATGATTCGCCCAGATTGCTACATTAAAAAGTATTTCGCAGAAATATTTAAAGTTGATGATAATAGAGTTTTATATGCACACTTAGATGCAGGTTATAAAATGATTGATAGTGGTGGATCAATATCATTTTTAGATGCACTTGGTTCTAAACTGGATGTTCCTCACGTATGTCATAATATTACTTATTGTCCTCATAAGCATTTTAATTTATTTTTAGACAATCAAGTTTGGCATTGGCACGATTCTTTGCTTAGATTAAGAAATCATATATCAAGGAATGAAATTGGTTTTTTTGTTGATACATTTCATTGGTGTTGTAGTAGTTTGGACTGGAATCCATTATACTCTTTAGTTGGGAGAGGAGAATGCCTTGAGTATAAAGTTCCAAATATGACTTATGATTTTGAAACAAATACAGTTCAATATATTGATACGATTGAAAAATACAAACATTTAATGTATACTGATACAATAGAGGAAAATTTAAAAAACTATGAATGAAATGACATTAGCAATACCATTTTATAATACATCTCAGTATTTTAAAGAGGCAGTAGAGTTTGCATTAAATAATGATTTTGTAAAAGAAATTGTCGTTAATGATGATGGATCCTATGAAGAAGAATGGGATAATTTAAATTCAATTGTAGGTACTTTGAATAGTAATAAAATAAAAGTATTCAGAAATGAAGTAAATCTTGGTGGATTCCGAAACAAATATAATTCTGTTCAAAACTCAACGTGTGAGTGGGTTTATCTGTTAGATAGTGATAATCATCCAGCAGAAACAACCTTAGATATTATCAAAAACATAAAAGATCCAGATCCAGACATCTGTTATATTCCACAGAAATTGCTTCTTTATAAAGATGATGGTTATCGTAATGAAGTCTTTTATGATTTTAAATATGAGAAAATTGGCATTGATGAAGCGCAAGATGCACTTTTGAAAAAAACAAAATGGTTTGATTGGTTTCTGAATACTGGAAACTTTGTATTCAATCGTGAAAAATATCTTGAAAGATTAAGATCTGGTTATGAAGATTTAGAGGAACCAGTTTATGCTTGTAGTATTGCTTTTTCTTATCACTGGATGAGTAAAGGTGGATATTATAAGGTGACACCAGAAATGGAGTATTACCATAGACTTCGTAATGATAGTTATTGGAATGCTTGTGGTGGAAATTCTGATCTATCTGCAAAATATTATCATCAACGTATTATTGACTTAGTATGATTACCGTAGCAATACCTTACTATAATAGTGAAAAATATTTAGAACAGGCATTGGAATTGCCACTGAGTTCTGATTTTGTATCTGAGATTATCATTCACGATGATTGTTCTGAAAATGAAATAGAATCAACACATCCAAAAATTAAGATTTATAGAAATCAAACAAATCTAGGTGCATTTAAAAATAAGTATCTGGCGGTTTCAAAAGCATCTAATGATTGGGTGTATCTTCTTGATAGTGATAATTATTTTTTTGAAAATTCTTTGGAAGTTGTAAAAAATATTAAACCTCAAAGAGGTAGGTATTATTCTCCATCACAACTTCATTTAGTTGACGATGGATTGGATCAAAGTCTTAATGGTAAAATTGTAAAATATGATTTTGGTCAAGTTGACGGATCTAGGGCGAGAGATATATTAAAATCTGGTAGTGGTGAGTTTGAATGGTTGATCAATACTGGAAACTTTTTTATAAATCGTGATGACTATGTATCGTCAATGCAGTCCATAATTGATGATCAAACATATCCTTATTTTGAAGCAGACGCAATAGTGTTTACTTACAATTGGTTAAAGAAAGGAAATATTATTGAAGTTGTAGATGATCTATGGTATAATCATAGACTACGGAGTAATAGTTATTCGCATTCTGTTGGAAATAAAAATTCAGACTCCTTAAACTATCATAAAAATTTAATTAGAGAATTATGATTCGTATTGCCGATGTGCCTCAGGAATTTCTTCCAGAAATGCCCGTTCAATATCCTCCTCATCAAGGATATAGTCCCATGATTGAGGAGCGAGCATATTCATTCTTTAAATCAAAGCAGGAACTAGAATCGGATTATATTTACATTCCTATTCAATGGACTTCGTGGCACATTAATCCTGGTGGTGAGTATGGACAAAATACTCAACCACTTATTGATTTTTGCAATCAACTAACTGAAAAGCATCCTAATGAAAAGTTTTTTACAGTTGTTCAATATGATGGTGGAACATTAGTCCCAATTGATAATTGTAAAATCTTTGCTTCTTCTGGTGATTTTAGTTCACCTCTTGGAAAAAATTCTTCTTATGAACCAATTCCACTTTTATGTGATCCTCATGGTGGAATTCCCAAAGAAGTAAGGCAATATAAAGTTGGATATGCTGGTAGAGATACTCATCCACTTAGAGTTAAAATGAATCAAGTTTTGTCACATTTACCTGGTTATAAGTTTGCTGTTAATCTTGATCATAATAGAACTGAGGTCTTTCGTGACATTCTATATAATTCAGTATTTGCACTCTCCCCAAGAGGATTTGGACCTGCTTCATTTAGAATGTATGAAGCAATTCAAATGCAATGCGTACCCATTTACATTAGTGATGAGTTTTGGTTGCCCTTTACGGAATATATTGAATGGGATAAAATGTGTCTATTGATTAACAATGATGAAATTGAAACGATTCCTGAACGAGTAGATGCTCTATTGGAAAGTGGAGAATATCAAAATATGATTAATTATGGACAAGAAATGTATGAAAAACATTTAACCTGGGATGGTTGCCTAAACACAATTGCAAAAATAGTATGCTGATTAATTTTACAAACTTGTATAAAAAATACAATATGAACATCAAAGGTATTGTTCATATTGGAGCTCACTATGGTGAGGAAATTCAAGAATATGTTGATAATGGAATTCAAAACATTACTGTTTTTGAACCATTGTCTAAAAATTTTGATGTTCTTGCTAAAAGACTTCAAAATGTAAATGCGGATATTCAAGGATATCAAACCGCTCTTGGCAGCGAGAAAGGAACTGCTAAGATGTATTTGAGTAGCAATGAAGCACAAAGTAGTTCAATTCTAAAACCAAAAGATCATCTAGAACATCACCCTGATGTTACATTTGATGGTGATGAAGAAGTAGAAGTTGATCTTCTCGACAATTTTGATCTTCGTTCTGCTAACTTTATGAATGTTGATGTTCAGGGTTATGAACTTGAAGTTTTTAAAGGTGCAGTTGAAACTCTAAAAAACATTGATTATGTTTATTGTGAAGTCAATCGTGGGGAAATGTATGAAGGAAATCCTCTAATTGAAGATATTGATGAGTTCTTAGGTGAGTATGGATTTGAAAGAGTTGAAACTCATTGGCCAGAAACTTGGTATAAGTGGGGGGATGCTCTTTACGTAAAAAAGTCTAAAAGGGCGGATCTTGTAGATACGTCCAAAAATGGTAAGCAACTCTATTGGAATGCAACTTATGAGTTTACCCATAAGTTTTTCAATGAGCACCCAGAACTAAAAGTTGGTGCTGAAATCGGAATTGCTGGTGGGCAACACATCAAACGTCTTTTGGAAAAAACAAACTTGGAAAAAGTTTATGGAGTTGATCCATTAACTTCTGAGATGTGGACTATTTCAAATATGGATTGTGTGAATGTAGATTCTGACTATGGTGGATTTGATAATCTTTATGATCAAATTGTCGGAATGTTAGAACCATATGGTGATAGATCTGAGATTATTCGTAAGACATCTCTGGATGCAGTAGATAATTTTGAAGATGAATCATTAGATTTTGTGTTTGTTGATGCAATTCACACTTATGAAAATTGCTTAGAAGATTTGACTGCATGGGAACCAAAAGTAAAACCTGGTGGATATATTATGGGTCATGATTGGGAACACCCTTCATATCCTGGTGTGCAAAAAGCAGTAGAAGAATTTTTTGAAGATAAAGAAATAACAGGTGTGTTAAGTCCAGTTCACGTTTGGTATGTTCAAAAATGAAAATCTGTATTTTAACTATCGCAACAAACAAGTATATTCAGTTTGTTGAAAGACTTCTTGATAATATTGAGGAGAACTTTCTAAATGGGCATGATATTGAGTGCTTACTTTTTACCGATCATGAAGTAGAAGCGTCTGATAATGTAAGAGTTTGCCAGATTGACCACGAACCTTGGCCAATGCCTACTCTGAAAAGATACAACTACTTTGTAAAAGAAAAGGAGTTTATCTCTCAGTTTGATTATTGTTTCTACTTTGATGTAGATATGGGTCTGGTGAATAAGGTTGGTGATGAGGTTCTAAGCGATCTAGTTGCTACCCAGCACCCCTACCAGTCCTTCTATCCTAAGGAACAGAGGTCGTATGATAGAAACCCACAATCGCTGGCATACGTGCCTGTGGGTGAGGAAGGTGAGCACTATTATGCTGGTGGATTTAATGGTGGATCTACAAAGAGGTTTCTTGAAATGGCAGAAGTTCTTGCTGATCGTGTAACCAAGGATCTTGAAAATGGTGTGATTGCTTTATGGCACGATGAATCTCAGATGAATCGTTACCTGATTGATAATTCACCAACTTTGAGTCTGTCTCCATCATATTGTTTTGCCGAAGAACAAATGGGCAATTCGGATTATCCTTATGAACCTAAAATTATCGCATTGAAGAAGAATCACAATGAACTTAGATCTTAGAGAAATTCCTGCTGTTTATATGAATCTTGAACAGCACACTGAAAAGAATGAAAATATGCAAAAAATTCTCAAAGAATGTGGATTCAAAACAATCATCCGTATAGAAGGAGTTCCTCGTCCAGATTGTCCTGTTGCAGGATGTTCTTCTGCTCATTATAAGGGTTTGTGTGAAATCGATCCACCTTTTATTTTGTTTGAAGATGATTGTATGATTAAGAACTTCCGTCCAGAGATTGAAATTCCTGATGATGCTGACGCAGTTTATCTTGGAATTTCTTCTTGGGGAAGAATGAATGGGCATTCTGGACCTTATGTTCAGTATAATCATGTAAAGGATGATTTATACAGGACTTATAATATGTTAGGTGGACATTCTATCTTGTATCTAACTGATGAATATGTTAGAATGTGTAAGAGAGTTGCATATCATGCTGGATATGTAATTGAAGGTTATCAAGACATTGGATTTGCTGAGATTCAGCGTTGGTTTAATGTTTATACTTTTGATGATCCATTTTTCTTCCAAACAAGTGGATATCATGGAACTGTCAATCCATTGACAAGTTATCCCACCGAAGAATGTTTTAACTTTAATAAAAACTATTTTTTACCTGAGAGAGTTGTATGACTAAATCACTAGTTACTGGTGGTGCTGGATTTATTGGTTCTAATCTTGTAGACCGCCTTCTTGAAATGGGTCATGAAGTTGTGGTGATTGATAATGAGTATTCTGATGCTCATGATCATTTCTATTGGAACGATAAAGCACAAAATTATAAGTATGATATTCGTGACTATGTAAACACACGCCCACTTTATGATGGGGTAGACTATGTGTTTCATATTGCAGCAGAAGCACGTATTCAACCAGCTATCGAAAATCCTATTGAAGCAGTAAGTATTAATTCTGTTGGAACAGTTACTGTTCTTCAATGTGCTCGTGAGGCTGGTGTAAAACGAGTAATGTATTCTTCTACTTCTTCTGGATATGGAATGAATCAGACTCCTAATGTGGAAACTCAACCTGATGATTGTTTAAATCCTTACTCAGTTTCAAAAGTTAATGGAGAAAAACTGTGTAAGATGTACACAAATCTCTATGGACTTCAAACTGTTTGCTTCCGATATTTCAATGTATATGGAGAACGTCAACCTCTTCGTGGACAGTATGCTCCCGTAATTGGAATTTTCCTTCGTCAACGTTCTGCGGGAGAACCCTTAACAATTGTTGGTGATGGAAATCAACGCCGTGATTTTACATATGTTGGGGATGTTGTAAAAGCAAATATTATGGCGGCAATTTCTAATCCAGATCCAGAAGCATTTGGGCAGGTTTATAATGTTGGAACTGGAAATAATTATTCTATCAACCAGATTGCTAGAATGTTTGATCATGAGACTGTAAATATTGCTCCTCGTCCAGGTGAGGCACGTATAAGTCTTGCTAATAATCAAAAACTCCGTAAGACTTTTGGTTGGGAACCCACAATGAAACTTGAAGATTGGCTTTCCGCACAACTATGATTCACATTTTCACTTCGGTTGTTAATCGTCCTGATTTTGTAACTTTGCAAAATCAACTTTTTAAAAAGTTTTTAAAGGATGACTATAAATTTCATATTGTTGATGATTCTATTGAATCAACCATAACAGAACAATTTAAATCAATTTGTTCTGAGAATGGGTTTTCTTATTATAAAAAACCAGAAAGAACAGTATCATTAAATCCTGCACAAGCTTGTGCCGATACTGTTCAATGGACCTATGATACTATTATTAAAGCCAATCACCAAAATGACATCGTGTTCTTTTGTGATTCTGATTTATTCTTAATTGATAATTTTAGCATAACTGAATATATGGAAGATGCCATAATTTCAGGTTTGCCACAATATAGAGGATCTATCACTTATATGTGGAATGGTATTATGTTCTTTAATATGCCAAAGATGGAAGATCTTGATATTGATTTTTCCGATGGTGTGGTAAATGGAGAACTTACTGATGTTGGTGGAAACACTTATTATTATTTCAAAAAGAATAATTTTTGGATGAAAGAAACCGATGTTCAATATCCAACCAATTATAATGAAATTGATTTGCAAAACGAAGAGGTAACCAAGGGATATAATTTTGAGTTACATTTGGATGGTAAGTTTCTTCATTATCGTGCTGCTACTAATTGGCATTCTAATTGGAGAGGGTCTGAAGATCCTCTTACCAATAAAACAAAAGTCTTCAATCAAATTATTGAAAGTATTCTTTCCGAATGATGGATAAAAATAAATCGGTACATAAACTCAAAGGTCTTCCCCCCATTTACTACATCAATCTGGGTGAAAAACCAGAGAGAGCACAGTTTATGGAAGATCAGTTTAAATACTGGGAAGTTGAAAATTATACTCGTATCTCTGCCTATGATGGTCGGGGAGATAGAGATCTTGGAGATATTCTTAAAGGTCGTTATCCTGATATGATGTCTTCTGGTGAAGTTGGATGTGTAACTTCACATCTCAAAGCAATGAAGCATTGGTTGGAAACTTCTGATTCCCCTTGTGCTTTAATGATGGAGGATGATTGTGACATAAGCACTGTCACTCATTGGGGATTTTCTTGGAAAGATTTCTATGCAAAAATTCCTTATGATTATGATGTGATACAACTTGCTATTATTAATCCTGCACAGGTTCACGTCCAGTTGCATCGTCGTTTTGTAAATGACTTTTCAACTGCTTGTTATATGATCACTCGCCATCACGCACAGAAACTTATCAATCTTCATTGTCGTGGTGATAAGTATAAACTTGATCAGGGTGTTAAACCAAGAGCAGTTGCTGATGACTTGATTTATAACTCTGGTAATACTTTTTCTATTCCTTTGTTCTTGTATAAGATTGATCTAGGATCTGACATTCACGATATTCATATTGATGTTTTCCATCGTAGTAGTCACGATGGATTGTGGCAGTTTTGGAGAAATCAATCTGCTGATGTGTCTGATTGGAATCCGTTCTTTGACTATGATCCATATCTTGGTAGACTTCCTCCTGGTTGGGAAGGAAAATAGTAAGCATTTATACTTATTTTGTTAGGACATCCGAACAAAGAGGGGCTTGACCCCTCTTTATTTTTGCTATATAATCTTGTAACAGTTCTTTACAATACTACAATGACTGTAACGACTAATGATCGAGGACAAATGAATATGTGGGCAATTGAACCACCTGTTTATATTTCTGATGAAGATGCAAAGAAGTATGGAATGAAGAGTTATGCTGAACGAGCCGAATCTGCTAATGGTCGCTGGGCTATGCTTGGGATCGTGGCTGGTTTTATCTCTTATGCCCTGACAGGCCATCTGTTTTTTGGTGTAATCTGAGACTTGACAATGACTTCACTTTTGTTTACAATAACATCCGTTGCCTTCTTTGTTTTGTTGGCACATTCAATAAATCAACTTTCAGAAACTTACTAATTTATGGCATACAATGTTACTCTCCGTTCTTCCGATGGTTCTGAAACAACTATCCAATGTGAAGAGGATACCTATATTCTTGATGCAGCAGAAGAAGCAGGTGTTGATCTCCCATACTCCTGCCGTGCTGGCGCTTGTTCCTCTTGTGCTGGTAAGGTAGTTGAAGGAACAGTAGATAACGAAGATCAAACATTCCTTGATGATGATCAAATTGCAGAGGGATTTGTTCTTACTTGTACAGCATATCCCAAGTCGGATTGTGTGATTTTGACTGAGCAAGAGGAAAATCTGTGACTGCTGGAATGCTTGGGCAGTTTGCAATTGCCCTTGAAAAATTGGGATGGGACGCCAATGATGAACTCTCTGTTGAAATCGGTGGCGTAGCAGTAACTGGAACTGCGACTCACCCAGACGCAAATGCAAAGTGGGCGAAGCCATTTGGAACCGTATCTTATCAGAACGACGCTTTTATTGTTATCAAGAATAAAACTAGAAGTCCTATGGTCTTCTCCCAACCTAATCCAGAACTTAAACAACAACATCCATACAAAGGAGAAAAACAATGAACGAAAGAGCAGAACGTATTAATGGTTGGGCAGCGATGATTGGTGTCGTTGCTGCAATGGGTTCGTATGCATTTACGGGCCAAATTATTCCTGGTATTTGGTGAAATGGAGGTTAAAATGCGTAGTGAAGGTTATACTATTCCCGAAGTCCAATTTCAATTTCGTGAAAATGGAGAATTTGTAACTCGTACATCTTCGGAACTCTTCAATGGAAAGCGTGTGGTCATTTTTAGTCTGCCTGGTGCTTTCACTCCTACTTGCAGTGCCTATCAGCTTCCTGGATTCGAAGAGAAATATGACGACTTTATTGGTCTTGGCATCGACGATATTTACTGCATCTCTGTTAATGATGGGTTTGTGATGAATGCCTGGGCACAAGACCAGAATATCAAGAACGTCACTCTTATCCCTGACGGCAATGCTTACTTCACACGTTCTATGGGTATGCTCGTCAATAAGTCTAACCTTGGTTTCGGTGATCGCTCTTGGCGTTATGCTGCTGTCGTGGATAACGGAATCATCGAGAAACTATTCGTTGAAGTGGGGCAACGGGACAACGCTGACACCGACCCTTATGAGCAGACTACTCCAGAAAATGTTCTAGAATATGTTTCGGCAAATGTAAAAGTGGGTGCTACTGTTTGATATAACACTTAATACTACTCAACTCTGTTGCTAAATAGGCAGCAGAGTTTTTTTGTATATGCCACGCGGACACTTGACCAAAGATATTATTAAGTGTGAAGTACTTAAATTAAAAAAAGATTTAGATAATGAGTGGATGAATAAATCTGGATATGATCCAAAGTGGTTAGCGCATCATTATTTGAACAAAGTATTGGACAAGATTGATGAGTATAGGGTATAATAAATATTATAAGAGCAAAATTGATATTAGTTAATGGGCATTTTTAAGAAGACTGTAAAGTATTCTAAGGCTTCTAAGGATCTAGATAGTAAAATAAAAAGTCTTGATGAAGGTCTGAAGAAAACAGGTGTCATTCCCGAGCAGAATGATGCTAAGACTTTTTGTGTTGAAGAAAAGAAAGAGGAAAATATTCCTAAAATTATTGATGAAATTGAAGTAGTAAAGGAGGAAGAAAAGTTATATAATTGGAGAGAGACTCTTCTAGAAGAAAATATTGAAGAAGAAATTTTAGAAGATAATTATGAAACTCCAAGTTTAACTAGAGTTGAAAATTATATTTCAGAGAGTAATAAAGATTTAATTTTAATTAGAGATCAGATATTCAAAGAAATATCAGAACAAACTTTATTAGATCTTCCTGAAATTAAAAATAAAATTTCCAAAGTTTTAGAAATATATGAACAACTTCAAGAAGGTTTATTGAATGAACCTCCTGAGACAAAGAATGAAGATCCTCTTACACCACTCAATCAAAACTTTGTAACTACCGAAGATTTAAATAAGCACTACACATTATTCATTAATCGTGTTCAAGAACAACTTTCAACAATTGGTGGTGGTGGAGAAACTAGATTAAAATATCTTGATGATATTGTAGGTATTGCCACAAATGCGAGTCTTTATGATGGTAAGTTTTTAAAATATGACCACACTATTGGTAAGTTTGTTTTTGAAGCAGCTTCTGGAAGTGGTGGTAGTGGAGAATATGCTAATATTGCTGGTATAGCAACTTATGCTTCCACTGCTGGGGTTTCAACATATTCTTCAATTTCTGGAGTATCTACTTATGCTTCAACAGCAGGAATAAGCACTTATGCATCTTTAAGTGGTATTGCTACTTATGCTTTAACTTCTGGTATCTCCACATATGCACAAACAGCAGGAATAGCAACATCGGCAGGAACAGCAACGACTGCAACAAATCTTTCTGATGCCGCCAATATTCTTACTGGCATCATTAATAAGGACAGAATCTCAACAACGAATGCATTAACTGTTCTTGGTGACTTATATGTAAGCAATAATATTTCTTTTGGTGGCACAGTAACTCAACTGAATACTGAACAACTTAATATTGTTGATGCTGATATTGTATTAGGTATTGGTACAACTTTTAGTCCATCGGATAATACTGCAAATCACGGTGGTATTGCGATTGCATCAACAGAAGGATCTCCACTTGTAGATCTAAATATTGTTCCTGGTGAAACCAATCCAACCACATATAAGAAAATGATGTGGTTTAAGGGTGATACAATTGGTGCTGGTATTACCGATGCTTGGTTGTTTAACTATGCTGTTGGTATTGGATCTACACAAGTTCCTAACGGAGTTCGCCTGGCAGTTGGTAATATTAGACTTACTGATAATACTGTAACTGCAACAACATTTAGTGGATCTTTAAGTGGAAATGCAACAAGTGCCACAACTTCAACTTATGCTTCCACTGCTGGTTTAAGTACCTATGCGTCTACTGCTGGTATTGCTACTGTTGCACAAGGACTGACAGGAACTCCCAATATTAATGTTGGAATCTTTACTTCTACAATTTCTATTCCTACACAGTTAAGAACAAGATCTGTTGCAGAAAAGACTACACTTGTCAGTGGAAATACTGTTGGACTTGCTTTTAGCACTGGTGGTGGAAACGTTGCCATTTGTACTAACCCATCGGCAGATATCACTCTTAATGTAACTGAGATTCCAACAGATAGTTCTTTTGATAATCACAGCATTTCATTCTCTGTAATTGTAACTCAAACAGGAACTGCCAGAAGTTGTACTGCAGTAAACTTAAATGGAGTTTCTAGAACTATTCGTTGGTCTGGGGGATCTCTTGCAAATGCAGTTTCAGGAATCTCAACAAATAACGGATTTGATATTTTTACATTCACAGGAATTAATACAGTAGGTTCTGCAAGTACTACAGCAAATTACGTTGTTTTGGGAAGTTTGAATGGGGGATTTAATTAATGTCTTTTATTTCCAGAGTTAGCACTGGTCGTCAAGGACGTTCACAACAAACTAAAAGAAGAACTCCTGTAACGCCACCAGTTTTTTCAGAAACTGGTTGGAACATTCTGATGATGTACACTGGAAAGAAAATAGCAAGTACAACTTGGACTGCTACTGGTACACCATCTGTTAATACTTTAAGAACTAGTATGGGTTCTCCTGGCACGTCAACGTTTATGACGATGACTGCTGTTTCAACAGGCGCGAATGGAAGAACTGCTCTGGGTCAAGGTCAAGGTTTATATAATGCTTTCTTTACTCAAACTGGTATCACAAAAATTGCTTTGGTTGATGGAAGTGGAAGTAGTCTAGACCCAACTTCTCATACAAACTATCTCGTTTATGATTTGGTAGAAAGTACAGGAAGTGAATCTATTGATGCGATTTTAAAAAGACTGGATATTTACCAGAGAGACGCAGCACAGTTTCAGGCAAATGATAGTGTCTGGCCAAACGCAAGTGTTTTAAACCATACTGCTGGAACAAATGGATATTCTGGTTTACTATCCGCAAGTGGTGGAACAGCATTTAAAGCATTTTCAAGAGCTGGCGCCGATCAAGGCATTCCAGGTCGTTTCTGTGTAATGGGAATCAATAGAGACTCTGATAATGACATTCAGGCATTATGTGCTTTCAGTGGGAACTTACAGTCTGGAAAAGGTGATGCTTGGAGAGGTCAAAACCCAGAACAAACTTTTTGGAGTTACTGGGGAGATGACTTCCATACAGACAGTCGCTTGCGTAGAATCGGAAACCAGTTACAGTCTGCTCCTGGCGTTGCGACACAGTGTATTCATACTGGGGACGTATATTTGCTTGCTTATACCCCTTGACACCAGAAGCAGATGGTGCTATGATAAATAGGTAAACAAATGTTACGGAATTCTCATAATTCTTAACATTGCTCACACCCGCTAACCGAGACCTATGGGTGTATAAATTACGTCTCTCATACCCAGTCTGAGGGTGACTGGGGAATAGTATCACCACCATTTCCCTGATGGTCTTACTACTCTTTTAAACAAATGACTGCTTCAATTGCTTCACGTCAACAACAATCGAATACTTGGGAACAGTTCTGCAACTGGGTTACTTCAACCGATAATCGTCTTTATGTCGGTTGGTTCGGAGTTCTGATGATTCCTTGCCTGCTTGCTGCTACGACTTGTTTCATCATCGCATTCATCGGTGCTCCCCCTGTGGACATTGATGGTATCCGTGAACCCGTTGCTGGTTCACTCATGTACGGAAACAACATCATCTCTGGTGCTGTGATTCCTTCGTCCAATGCTATTGGACTGCACTTTTACCCCATCTGGGAAGCTGCTTCCCTAGATGAGTGGCTTTACAACGGTGGGCCTTTCCAACTGGTTGTGTTCCACTTCCTGATTGGTATCTACGCCTATATGGGTCGTGAGTGGGAACTTTCTTATCGTCTGGGTATGCGTCCTTGGATCTGTGTTGCTTACAGCGCACCTGTTGC